GTCAGACTCGAGACACGATAGAGTCTAGACGATGCGCAATTATAATAAGTCTTTGGTCAGAAGATATGCGAGAGTAAACACGACAATCAACTTAATATCACCTCCATTCCATATTAGAACAATCGCCTTGATTGCGAGTCCTATGGCATACGCTATGCGCATTCATGTTCACCGTCATTGGACATAACATTTATGTCTCTTCAAAGACATGGTGCAATCTAGGGCCTCAATTCGGGCCTCGCACGCGGCGTCTACTGCCCTCTTTGTGCCGCCTTGAACCGCCCTCGCAGCCGGCCAAAGGCTGCGGCAAGGTCAGAAGCCGAATATTCGTTGCATTCCATGTGCGACGGCTCGCCGAAGTCGCCGCGACGATCGAGACTCCAACCGTCGATTGTCTCGATAGCAAGTTCCACGTCAGTGTTATCGTCCAGAACCGTCCGCTGAAAGTCTATGCCGTTCGCACCGCCAGCTGAAAGCCACTCTTCGGCGATAGCGTCTAGCATCTCGGTCGTGGTGCGATAGAGGAAGCCACCAAATTCGTTGCGGACCATCTTCTTACCTCCTCGGTTGGTGCTTAGTGCGCCACTGATCGAAGCCTCCAGGTGGCGCACGGTTACTAATCCGGCATCAGAAACAGGTACGTTTGGCAGTCTGCTGGCAGAGCGAAGCGGGAAGCGTCATGGTTTTTGAGGAAGCCCGCATCCTCGCAGGATACTGGGAACCCTAGGCCCTCCGACTCGAGCCACATGTCGCAGGCGGCTTTCTCCTCTGGCTCGATTCCGCTTGCGTCGCCATTTATGAGATAGCTTGCCCAATACGACGGGGCGGTTAGATAGCGTGCTTTCATGTTTCTTCCCTCTGTCTTGCCGCAGAGGTTAGCCTCTGCGGCATCCTCAAGGTCACGAAGTTAGTCAATCCTCGCCATACGCTGGCGCGATTTGTTTGCCCGTATGTTCGCAAAATAAATATTCCGCTTCCCAGTTTACCTCGCATGCCACTACGCGCCAGCCACTATCATCTTTTTCTGCTATAGCTTCGCGTATCAAATCGGCATTTTCTAAGGCCGCTTCAAAAGACAAGGCCGCACCATCAGCGCAAATGAAATACAAGGGATATCCGCCCGGCCATGCAAACGGGCCGTTATCCAAAGCTTTGTTGAAGTCTTTGACAGTTTCAATGCGCATGTTTCTTCCCTCTGTCTTGCCGCAGAGGTTAGCCTCTGCGGCATCCTCAAGGTCACTAGGTTAGTCAATCGTCAGCGCACGTCACGAAAAGGACGGTCGCCATACCACGCGGACGAAATTCGAGCGTATCCCCATATCGGTGAGTTTCTCCACGTATCCCAGTCAGGCCCACGGCCGCCTTTGCCCTACGCATTAGCTCGCGCTGGAACGCACGGTTAGCCCTGGCATAACCAGACGATCCGTCATATCCGTAGTGCGTCAGTTCTGGCATGGTGATGGTTGCACGTCTAACCCATGCATAATTCGGTTCGCCGCCAAATGTATCCGTATATTCAACCTGATATTTCAGCATGTCTGTTATCCTCGGTCGCTAGCAGTCTTTTCTTCCCGTCAGGAGTCAATACGAATGGAAGAAATAGAACGTTCCGTCGTGCTGATACGCTGTAAGTTCGCCGCTAATTTGGAAGTCTCTGGCAATGGAATCCCAGTCAATATGATTGATCAACCATTCGGGAACTTGATTAATGTCGTGCGTTTCCAAAATATATTCTTCTGCCATTTCGCGCCAAGATGAAAATGCGCCGTGATAATGCTCGCTGAAAAATTCGTCCGGTTCGGTTTGATTATCGCCAAGGTCACATACGGCTTGCGCGGCAACGTCTGCCGGAATCCCGTATGCATCCGCAGCCTCAATTATTGTCACGCGGCGCGCAATATCGCTAAGACTCGAATATTCGTCGATAGGTCCGAGGCCTTCCGAGTCGTGAATTGCGTATTCTTCGGCCGACGGATAGGGGTTTCCGCCGTTATATCCGTCGACGTTCGGCACCATCATCTCGCCGCAATGAGGGCACGGCGGAAATTCGCCATTGCCAGCCTCTGTCAGCGTTTCGTCGGCGCCGCACGACTCGCAATGCCAGTCGCGCCGCATGACGTTTGGAAATGGGGACGCTCGCAGAATGGCGCGCACCGCATCTTCCATTTCGTCGACGTCCGACGATGCCGGGATCCATGCGCCATGCAGAACGCCATTGTTATAGCTCGCAAGACACGCGACATAGATTCTCATTTTTTGAACCCTCAATCCTAAACGTGCCAGGACTCGGAAAACGTGCCACTAGGGCAAAGCGATAACCGTCTGCCCGGCGCCCTCATTGAATGCAGAGACAAGCGAGGGATCCCGAAGCGAGAAACTATAGAAACGCGGTCCCTCTGAATAATCGCCGCTTGCCAGAGCATCGCGGCGCTCGCGAAGATTGCGAATGTACTCTAGCTTTTCGGCGATATCCTGCCGAATGGCTGCGCAGATAGTCGGATAAGAGGGGTTGCCAGTCTTGGCGACCTTACGTTCTGCAAGCAAGGCGCGGACAGATGCGCGTACTGCCTGCAGTTCGTCGACCGTGTCACGCCAATAGCAACCTGCATCGAACGCTATGTTATATTCACGTTCGGTTTCCGCATATCGCTCTGCAAGTCTGTCAGCCTCGCGCGCCGCACTGCGGCAACCGTCATGTTCGCGCGGGTTATCCGTCCATGCCCAATAACCGCCCCAACCATTGCGCGGCGGGATCCATTCGGCTTCCTCGCCTTCCCAGATGGTGCCGACGTCGACTAGCACGGGACCATCATTGTGGGGGTCAGCTATGCCAGCGAGGAAACGCGGTCGACGGTTGCGCCCAGGCAGTTGCAGCACGACGCCTTTCGCAGTCGGACCATCTCCAAAATCGTCACAATACCATCCAGTATGATCAAGGCGCACGATATTATGTGCATCCCCAACCATTCGCAAACCAACGTCGTCCGGGTTTTCGATCCAAAGCATCATTCCGCCATACGCCTTGAATGGCTTGCCAAGCTTGGCGGAAACGGGCGCATGACGCTTTCTTCCCTCTTCCACGTCGCGGCGAGCAGCCTCGAGTGCGGCATAAGCGGACTTCCCGGACTTAATGCGGTGCCAGAGGTAAGCCTGAAAAAGCGGCGAAGCCTTATCGATGCTCATGACGTCGACTCCATGTAACTTACTTTCAGCACGCTAAGGCGTGTTGCGTGACATGTCAATTAAAACATGACATATGGGAACGCTTCATGCGGCGAAGCCTTATCGATGCTCATGTTACCTCCTCGCGTTGGCACGGCGCGCGTTTTCCATCCAACCTCGCATGCGGCGATAAATTTTCAGACGATAATTATATGGCGCGGACTCCAGTTCACGCCGCAATTCTGCATATTCATCTGGCGTGGCGGAACGATGCTTGCGCGAGCGTGCCCATTCAACGCTGCAGGTGCTATGCTGTCCCTTTTTCGCATAGCAAAGCATCGTATATCCGTACCTGTCTCCAGGTTCGCACGGAAAAATGGCGGTTACGCCCTCACCGTCGGTGCGAAAAATAACGGGCGTCACGTCAACATGAGGCATCATTGCAACGACTCCTCAATCGATACGACGGCAACTTAATGCGCGACCGTGATAAGTCAAGGAAAAGTGGACAACGAAAGCAACTTTCAGACGGCGCGGAATACGACTGCGGTTAGCAAGGCGAAAGATGCGGCGCCCGCCGCGTAAAAGACGAATAAGGCAAGACTGGCAATCGCGCGAACGATTTTCAGCATTTTCGACTCCATCAGCAAGGAAGGCGCACAACGCGAACTCCAACAGACTCCCAAAACACAAGAGACATGCTTGCCTTTGCCTTGCGAACGTCGCTCAAAAGACAGAAGGCAAGGGCGCGATTGATTTTCGTATCCATGGTGTTTCCTTTCTCTGCCACGTTGGAATTATGAATCGAAACCGTGGCAAGTCAATGAAAACTTGACAGTGCGGCGCCGCTTTAAGGTGCGCCGTTTGGGCAAGGTTAAACGCCGGTTATCTGGCGCGATTCCTAATCCGCAAGCCGTTTTCTCGCTGCATGTCCGCATGGCGCGCGCCGGCGCCGTGGTCGCTTTCGCGCCTGCATTTGGGACGCGACGGGAGGTGATGGGACGTGACAGGACGCGCATAGACAACGCGCCAATGGTCGACCGTGGATAGCGTGATACGTGGTGAAACGCGACGGGACATGACGGGATAGGGCGGGAAATGGCGCTCAACACGTAGTACGAGCGTATCGGCTTCGGGTCCTTCCTGCCAGGGGGGCGCACCGGGGGCGGCCACCGACCCCGGTCCTCGGCAGTTTTCAGAAAAAATTTCCGAATTTTCTCGGCCCATGCTCGTTGCACTAGTTTGCACTAGTTTTGCACTAGTTTTTGCACTAGTTTTCGATAGCTAAATCATTGAAAAATAATAATTTTTTCAAAACTAGTGTAACTCGCGTCAACCTTTGGGATCCCCTGAATCACACCACTCGAAACTCCTCGGGATGCTCCCAGTGACCCAAACCCGGCGCTAGTTACACTAGTTTTCAAAAATCCTTATGAATCAAAGGGTTATCGAAAAAAACTAGTGCAAAACTAGTGCAAACTAGTGCAAAAACGAACCCCGCCGAAGCGGGGTCCGATCATTTTCGCTTGCGAACGGCGATATACCAGGGTCTTTTTGGCCCACGACCACTCTTTGTCTCTGCAACGCGAATTTTGTTGTCACGGATGAGCATTTGCAGGAGCTCGTCCCGCTGACGCGGAAGCAGCGTGCCGAATGTGCGACGGCGCTGCCTTGCGATGATATGTTCGGGTGCCCCCTCGTCGCCGCAGGTGAGCAGAAAATCAATCACTGCGTCGTAGGCTTTCTGGAAATCCGTCTTGCCGAGGTTCTCGGTGAAAATTCGAGCCATGCGTCCGTGGTAATAAAAAACGTAGTCGCGTGCCCATTCCAAGTGCCGTCGTTCGACACGGGTGCTGCCATCACTGACAGCCACGATAAGTGCCACGCGCATCGCGATCTCGCGGGTGCGGCCGTAGAGTTCCGCCATACCGTGCTCGTCGAGGCGGTTCATTTCCTCGTGGACGCGCGCGGACATGTCCTTGAGGATCGGAACGCAGTCCTCCGCGAATGGGACGATGCGCGGCTCCGGGGCATGCGACGGCTCGACCATAGCTCGCAACGCCTCGAGGTCGTCGTCGTCCTCTCCGCACTGCCAGGCATTGTCTCTCGCCCACTTCAACACCCGAGACGGGATTCGGACGGAGGTGCGAAAGCGTTCCTCCTGGCGACCTAGCGGGCTCTCGACGATCAGAAATCGGTTGAGGAAGCCGTCGACCACGTCCTGCTGGCCGAGGGCGTCATAGAGCGTGGTCGGCGTCGTCATGCCGACGAGCGTGAGGGCTGGGCGGTCGACCCGCATGTTGCTCTGAGCATCGATCTGCTCTTTCGTCATGCCACGGGTGCTGTAGCCGATGCCGTAGTAGATGCCGTCGAGGCGACCGAAGACCTCCATCAGCGCGGATTGCATGTCGAGCTTGTTGGCGTTACCGGCTCCGCGAGATGAAGCGAGGTAGCGTCCGAACTCGTCGGTTATGGAGATGTGCCTGGGTTTGAGGAGGAGCGTAGACAGGACGCCTGCCTCCGAGGAATAGGTCTTCGGCCCGATCAGGCTGTCCAAACCTGCCTCGCCGAGGAAGGTCTCGATCACGCGCTTGATGTGTTCCTTGCCTCCCGATGTGGGAGCCAGGTTCAGGAAGTAGAGGCTGGTGAAATTGTTCTGGTCTGTTGACCAATTGCGGCCGAGCACCACCGAGCCGAAGGCGAGTGCTGCCTGTACGGCGAACTGCGGCTGCGGTTTCATCGCGGTCGCGTTGTAGTAGTCGACCACTTCTTGGAGCACGCCTGGAATGGCGAGCACGTTCGCCGGGACGCCATCTCGCATGAGCTGCTCGAACACGTCGGGCTCGATGCCGCGAGGTACACGCTTTGGCGTTTCTGACCCCTCGCTCTCGAACATGGTGATCAATGATCCACGGTCGAGGGGTTCCGGCTCGTCCTCGAACTCGTCGAGCTCGTCGAGTTCGTCAACGGCAGCATAGATTCGACGGTCGTTCACCTCGGCCACGAGCGAGCGCATCGTGACAAGCTCATCGCGGTTGACTTTGAAGGAGCGCCATTGAGCAAGGTTCTCTCGCTTGTTGTAGCCGCGACCTTTCTTCGACCAAGCATCGAATAGTTGCCACGCTCTCTGCAGCAACTTCTTGTCGTCAGCAAACTCATGCTTTAGGGCCATGCCGACCCGAACCCAGGTCTCACGGTCGTCGGCCCAATCCTGCAGATCGTTGAGGATGTCTTCCGCCTGCTCGATGGTCAGACCTAGGGGCTCGGAATTGTCGTAGGTCGGTGTGGTCGAGTTATCGGCGTGGATGAGATCGTAGATGAGGTCAGCGTCGATGGTGGGGATGCCAAGGTCGAGATCGGGCTCGCGAATCCATTCATAGCGTTTGCCAGTCTCTGGGTGGACACTCGGCGGGATGGCGACCTGCTTGCCGCTGCCGAACAGCTCAATCTCCCATTCCCAATGGTCGCGACCATCCTTTCCACGCAGCCTGTTGTCACTGTGAGCCAGCTTCCGGCTCCGAAATGCCTCGTCGGTGAGGAAGTAGAAATGCCTCGACTCGCCGCCTGAGCCAGAGCGGACGCAAGGCAGGGTGAACCACTTGACGCCTGGGAAGAGGTCTTTCAGCGCATCGTATGCCTCATCCTTTGCCTCTGGTAGGCGGATGTCGAGGTCGATGACATGGAGATAGCGCCCACCGACCCTCGACGGCTTGCCAAGGCGAACGCCGACGTTCTGCCCCGGTCGGTACAGGCGTTTGAGTTGGTCATAGGTGTAGACTGGAGCCTCGGACCAGCCGTCGTTGACAGGCGCCTTAGACCTCGGCTTGAGGAGGTGGACGGCGAAGCCGTAATCCACGAGGGACTTAACGTCCTCGATCATTATGGCACCCTTTTAGAAGGGCGGGTGCGTACCCGCTCACCCGAGGTTGATGTAAGGGGTCAACTTCTCGATTGTCAGCGTCGAACCGGGAAGCGAGATGAGCCGGTTGACGTAGTGGGAGTGCAGGCGGTTGGCCCGGAACATCTTGTAGATGGTCTCTCGGGAGCAGCCGAGATCGGATGCCAGGGCCGTTGTACTGACCGAACCCCGCTTGATGCGGCTGGCATGCTGTGGAAGGTTGTCCGCCAGAACCTCCTCGAGCGTCGGCACGTAGTTGTCCCCATCGAAGATGTAGGGTGCGAGGATTTCAGGGGTGAGTGTCGATTCGGGGATCGAGCAGAGGGCCTGGATGTTGCGCTTGAACACCCGGTTGAGGCGAAGCATGCGTTGGACGTGAGCCGTTGAGCAGCCAAGGGCTTTGGCTAACTCGATTTCGCTGAGGACACCCTTCCTGGCGAACTGCGGCAGGTGAGTGGAGAGGAGCTTCCGCAGCGTTGGCGGAGCTGTCCGCACTTTCGCGTCATTCAAGCGACCCATCGCTGACTCCGTCCAAAGAGGTGAAATCTGCCGTTTGACTTGTCACGGAAAACGTGCAATGTCAATCAGCGCGTGGGCGGGAAACGCCCGTCGATCTAAGACAATTTCCATGTGAAGGAGAGCAGCATGAGCCTCGAAGCCGCCATTGAGAGTCTCACGGAGGTTATCCGAAAGAACAACGAGCTGCTGAGCACCTTGGTCGCCAAGGCGAACGCTAACCTAAAGGACAAGGTGGACGCGAAGCCGGCGCGTGGCAATGACGATGGCGGCGACGATAACGGCGACGATGGTGTGGGGGAGAAGGAGGCCCCGCGTCGCGGTCGCGGTCGTCCGCCGGGTAGCAAGAACAAGGAGAAGGCCCCGAGCATCGACGAGATGAAGCTCAAGGCTACGAGCTTCCTCGAGGATGCAACGGACGATTCGGATTACGATGAGCGACGAGAGGCTCTCAAGAAGCTCACGGCGCGGTTCAAGGCGGCGAAATTCAGCGAGATTCCCGAGAACCAGCGCCAGGACGCGCTCGACGAGCTGCGCGAGATCGCTGAGAATTGGGGCAAGGAGGAGCCCCCGCGCCGTCGGCGCTCTGAGGAAGATGACGACGTGTGAGAGCCGTCGCTTGGACCCCCGACACAGGTCGGGGGTCTTCCGGTGAAGGGTGCGGAGTCGGCCTCACGTCCTCCCGGTGAGATGCCGACCTCGGATCGGCCCGCACCCTTCTCCCGAAGACCTTCGAGGTTCCGATGGCAGACAGACCACACGCTCGTTTGGCTCCATCGTCCGCAGCCATGTGGGCGCGTTGCCCTTTGTCGCCCACGATGGTCGAAGAGTACGGCGAGGACGACGATAACGAATACAGTGCCGAGGGGACGATCCTTCACGAGGTCATGGAGAGGTGCCTCGTCAGGGAGGTGGAGCCGTACCGATTTGTTGGTCAGGTGTTCCGACACGGTGATTTCGAGCTTGAGATCACTGAGGAGCATGCTGACATGCTCGCAGAAGGCATCGACATGATCGATGCCATCCCTGGAAAATTATACGTCGAGAAGCGGGTGAGACTTGATCGGTGGATGCCAGGTCAATTTGGCACACTCGACGTTGGAATTATCGGAAAACGGCGCATTACGATTTGGGATAACAAGTTCGGGATGGTGCCCGTTAGCCCGGTCGAAAACTATCAACTTCGTCTATACGCTCTGGGATTCTGGGAAAGCATCGCGCGCCATGAGACGGATGTGACGGACTTTCGGTTGATTATCTGGCAGCCGCGAGTCAGTGGCGGGGGTGGTTTCTGGGATACTACACTTGACGAACTCCTCGAGTTTGGCGTCGAGATGAAATTCGCCGCCAAGAAGACAGAAGATCCAAACCCGACGGCTGTTCCAGGTCCAATCCAGTGTGAGTATTGTCCAGGCGCAAAAACTGGTAAATGTTCGGCATACCACCAGTACATGCTCAATCTCGTCGTCCATGATTTTGACGATTTGGACGCGGATATTGAGGATGGTGTTCCGATGAACTTCCCTCGATACGGGATGACGCCGGAGCGCAGAAGCTACATCCTCGAGCACCGTGCGATGATCAGCAAGTGGCTCGAGCAATTGCATGCTGAGGCCATCGACGACGCCTTGGCTGGCCGCCCTGTGCCTGGGCGAAAGCTGGTGCTGGGGCGCCACCCGCCGAGAAAATGGAAGGATCGAAAGATCGCTGAGGAGAGGCTTCGCGAGTTGGTTCAGGATAGAGCTTACAACCTCCGGCTCAAGACACCGACCCAGGTTGAGGAGGAGCTGGGGCCGAGGGTCTATGAGGAGATCGTCGATTTGGTCGACAAGGGTGAGCCGAAACCCATTCTCGTCGATGAGAGAGACGCTCGCCCGGCAATCCCGAGTCTCATCGATCTTTTCGACGACTGACTGTCACGTGTAAGGTGGAGCAGCAACTATGGCGCCTAAGCAGAAAGACCCTTCTCGCGTGCTTTTGAAGGATGTCCGCATTGGGTATCCGAACGTTTTCAAGCCCCGTGGTTTCGGCAGGGGTGACGGTGGCGACAAGGCGTACAGCGCACAGTTCTACATCGACACCTCGAGCAAGGAGGGCAAGGCGAACATTGCTCTCTGCGAGGACGCCATCGAGGAGGCGATGTTCAAGGAGTTCGGCGAGGACCGGAAGAAGTGGCCGAAGATCAAGAAGGCGAACATGGCCTGCTTCTACGGCGACGATGTCGACGAGGACGAGCGTAAGCCTGAGTGGGAGGGAATGTTCGTCGTTCGCTCCCGCAACAAGAAGCGCCCACTTGTCCTGGATAGGGACAAGACGGAACTCGTCGAGGAGGATGGTCGTCCTTACGGGGGCTGCTACGTCGACGCCATCGTCCGCTTCTGGGCTCAGACCTACGAGGGAATCCCGCGCATCAACTGCTCGTTGGAAGCCGTGCGCTTTCGTCGTGACGGCGAGCCCTTCGGCCATGCTCCGGTTGACCCCGACGAGTTCGAGGACCTTGACGACGTCGACGAGGATGACCGCAGTTTCCGCCGACGTTCTGGAGACGATGATGAGCGCGATCATCGCCGCCGTCGCGATGATGACGAGGATGAGGGGCGTGGTTCACGTCGGCAGCGCTCCAGCGATGACGACGATGGCAGTCCGCGCCGCCGACGTGATGAGGACGATGACGACGAGGACCGCCCCCCTCGCAACAGTCGGGCTCGTCGCTCCCGCGACTATGACGATGATGTTTGATCAACTCTGTCTTGCGTGATGCGTCGGCCCACCTCGGGACTTCCCAGGGTGGGCTGTCTTTTTCCGAGGGCGAGATGTTCAAGTTTGCGGCCGAGCGTGACGTAGAACTGATCGACACCGAGGTCTATGGAAATTACTTCCTCTTCGCGGCCAAGCGGAAGCGTGATGGGCGTGTCTGGTCCATCGAGACGAAGAGCCGTTTGTCTATGGAGGACCGGAGGCTTCTTCGCAAGTTCGTGGAAAAGCGACGGACGGTTGGTTTTAATAGTCGTTCCTTCGACCTGCTCATCATCTACGCGGCGGTTTCCGGTCTATCGACAAGAGAGATAAAGGGCATCGCGGATAAAATCATTGTTGAAAAGATGAGGTCTTGGGAGGTCGCGAAGGACTTCGGGATAGATGTTCCAGATGACCTGGACCATATCGATCTAATTGAAGTTGCCCCTGGTAAGGTTGGCCTCAAGATTTATAATGGTCGACTCCACGGGCGCCGGATGCAGGACCTTCCATATAGCCCGAATAGCGTTCTGACGGATGAGGAAATCGAGGAGGTATACAGGTATTGTGTCAACGATCTCGATGCGACAGGACTTCTTTATGACCGCCTCCGTGAGGAATTGACCTTACGCACGAGTATGAGTGTCGAGTACGGGATCGATTTGCGCTCGAAGTCTGATGCTCAGATCGCCGAGACCGTCATCAAGACCCAGGTCTCCAAGTTGCTAGGGCGAGATGTTAAGAAGCCGGAGTTCTCTCCGTTGATGACGTTTCGTTATCGAACCCCAGAGTTCATCCGGTTCCGCCTCCCTCAGCTCAAGGAGGTGCTCCGTGTGATTGAGGAGCACAAGTTCAGACTGTCTAAGAGCGGTAAGGTGCTGCTGCCAAGTGCGTTGAGCGAGGCACACATCCACATTGGCGACGGCATCTACAGGATGGGGATTGGAGGACTCCACAGCTCCGAGGATTGCGTCGCGGTGCATGCTGACGACGAGCACATCCTGGTGGACCGCGATGTCACCTCTTACTACCCATATATCATAATGCGCCTTGGGCTGGCTCCGAAGCAAATGGGGTGGGCATTCCAGAGGGTGTATAAGGGTATTGTCGATAGGCGCATCGCTGCAAAGGCGAGGGCTACCGCATTGAAAAAGCAGATCGGGGAACTGACTGCCGTCCTTGAGCGCGAGGGGAGGTCGCCTGATATCGAGGAGCGCCTTGCCGCTCTCCGTTCCGAGCAGAAGAAATGGGACACTATTCAAGGCTCTCTTAAGATTACCATCAACGGATCCTTCGGCAAGTTTGGCTCGGTTTACTCGTGTCTATTCTCCCCGGACCTGCTAATCCAGACGACGATCACCGGGCAACTGTCTCTTCTAATGTTGATTGAACGGTTGGAGTGGGAGGGGATCTCCGTAGTGAGCGCGAACACCGACGGCATCGTCATCCGTTGTCCGATAAAGAAGATCGAGCTGATGAACGAGATCGTCGGGTATTGGGAGCAGGAGACGGGATTCGGAACCGAGGCGACTGAGTATAAGTCTCTGTACTCGGCCAACGTCAATAACTACATCGCAATCAAGGCGAACGGTGAGGTGAAGCTCAAGGGTTACTACGCTCGGTCGGGTCTGATGAAGAACCCGGAGAATGAAATCTGCGTGGATGCGGTTATCGATTACATCACGAAGGGTATACCAATAGACAAGACGGTTCGCGATTGTCGGGACATCCGAAAGTTCCTTACGGTTCGGACGGTGAGTGGGGGTGCCATCTGGGGGGTGAGAGAGGTCGAATATCAGCGTACCGGTAAGCGCGGACAACTTCTCAAGCCTGGGGTCACGTTCGACACCACTGACGCCGAGTATCTCGGGAAGGCCATTCGCTGGTACTATTCGACCGAGGTGGAGGGCTCGATCCACTACCAGAGTAACGGGAACCGAGTGCCACGCTCTGAGGGGGCCAGGCCGTTGATGGAGCTTCCTGACGAGTTTCCAGACGACGTTGATTTTCGGTGGTACGTGCGCGAGGCGAAGGCGATCCTGCGTGAGATCGGCTATTACAGTGACGTTGTCTAGAAAGTCACGTTGAAGTTGTGCTGGCAATGCTTGAGAGTTACGTCGAACGGAAGGTCTGCGATTACGCAAAGCGCCGTGGCTGGCTGGTGCGAAAACTGCAGTGGATTGGGCGGCACGGTGCGCCAGACCGCGTTTTTGTTAAGGGCGGTCGTATCGTTTTTGTTGAGTTCAAGGCTCCTGGGCGCAAGCCTACCAAAAACCAGGAGCAAGAGATCGCCCGTCTCCGTCGAGAGGGTTGTGAGGTCCACGTTGTGGACGACATCGAGGTCGGCAAGGCGATCTTTGCGGATGCTTTCTTGCGACCGCGATCTGGTAATCACGACGACATTATATGACTTCGGTGTTGCAGAACTATCGAGATGCAGGTGTGAACCAAGAACGTCCTTTGAGGCGAAGGGAGGATCTCCGCCCATACCAGGTCCGTCTTTTGAATAAGATCAAGCGGATCCCAGGCATCATTCTTGCGTTGCCGATGGGATCCGGGAAGACCGGGACGACGCTAACTGCGATCTTAGATCTCCTTGATGAGGGTAGAGTTAGCAAAGTCCTTGTGGTTGCCCCTCGCCTCGTTGCCACTGCCACTTGGCCAGATGAGATCGAAGAATGGGAGCACACCCGTCTCCTGACATGGACCCTTGTGCGCGTAGAGGATGACGATCAGGAGGTCCAGGCGGCGAGGAAGGCTGCCTATCGCTTTGCGCGCGATGTGATAGGGCTCGATCAGAGGGAGGCGAGACGCTTTGCTGGTCGCGTCGCCACCAATGTCAAGCGGTGGAAACGCGAGCGCCTCGCGACCGAGGACACGGAGGTTCACATCATCAATAAGGAGGCTCTCCCTTGGCTGTGGGAGTTTTTTGGTCAAGGGAAGAGCTGGCCTTACGACATGCTGGTGATTGATGAGGCTAGCATGTTTAAGAACGCCGTAATGCGCACGGCGAAGAAGCAGCTTAGCCGCTTCGGTGTTGCCGTGAAGGCAAGAAGGTATGCGAAACGAGTTGTATTGCTTACGGGAACGCCGGCCCCAAAGGGTCTCATCAATTTGTGGGGCCTAGCGAAGGTGGCGGATGGCGGAAAACGCCTTGGTGACAGTAAGTACTGGTTCCAGCAACGTTGGTTCGATAAGGATTACATGGGGTGGAACCTGGAGCCAAAGCCGCATGCTGAACGGGAGATCATGGAACGTCTTAGCGATATTATGTTCGCTATGGACGAGACGGACTGTGTTGATCTCCCTCCGAAGTTCGACATCCCGGTGAAAGTTACTTTACCGCGTCGGGTTATGGATGAGTACCGCCGCTTTGAGGAGTCACTCGTTTCGGAGGTCTACAACGTTGAGGCGGTTAACAGGGGGGTCCTGGCAAATAAGCTGCTACAGTTTGCCAACGGTAGCATGTACCGCGAGGACGGTAGGCACGTATGGATCCACGATGAGAAATTGGAGGCCCTCGAGAACATTATTGACGAGGCGAATGGGGCACCCGTCCTTGTGGCATACACTTTCAGGTTCGACCTGGAGCGCATCAGAAGGGTGTTCAAGCGGGCAGTGGTGTTTGGAGAAGGGGATGTGAGGGAGACGAAGGCCCGATGGAACAGGGGTGAAATTGACTTACTCCTCGCCCACCCGGCATCCGTGGGGCACGGCCAAAACCTGCAATTCGGCGGGAATATCTCGGTTTGGTATGGGCTCACGCCTGATTTGGAAATCTATCAACAGTTTAATAAGCGGCTGCATAGATCGGGGCAGACGAAGGCGGTTTTCAACCATCACATTATAGCGAAAGGAACTTACGACGAAGACATTCTACCTCTACTTGCGTCCCGTGATGCGACACAGAGCAGAATCGTTGATTCAGTTCGCCTGCGTCTGACGATGAAAAGGTAAATTCGCACTTTTGTGTTGACAAATAGATCAACTCTCCATATGTCAATTGGTGAGTGACATATGGAGAGTTGATGATGATGACGGAAGAGCGACCTGGAAAGGGGAATAAGAGATACGAGCTGCCCCATAAGGATTTTGCGCGTCGATTCCACGACGTTTGCGAAGGGCACCCTCTGGTACCTCAGTTCAATCAAGGACGCCTGACTTGGATCCGTAACCAGCTCGAGCTTAGGTTCGGTATATCCGTATCGCGAGAGACGATCCGCAAGTGGTATAGCGGCGTCACAATACCCAGGCATAACAAACTGACGGCTTTGGCGGAGCTGCTCGGCGTAGATGAGGGTTGGCTGGCGTTCGGAATTCATCCTGACATTGACGTGAAACAGAGGCCGGCTCGGAAGCTTGCTGAGAGTGGGGCTACGAATGTTGTCGCGGGTCTTATCCAGCTATCGGGCGGCCATTGCGCTCTCCCTGATCCCGATGACCCGAATAAGGATGTCGACATCTACGCCATTATCGACGGGAGGCAACGGAACATAGCTGTTTGTCTGGCGAAGGAGGATGCGGATGATCAGGTCCGTTTCGAGGTCCCGAACGGGTATGCGAGGTGCATCGTCATAGGGGTCATTGTGCGAGGAGTCGGCTATATCGACATGTACCTGATTCCTGGCCCGCTCATCGAGCGGCTCGGAACCCGACGTGGGGCTTTCATTGAGGTCGCAGCGATCCACAAGGGGCGTAACTGGACAGTCGGAGGATATGCCTTGCAGCAGATTACCGACGTGAAACGTGACCTGTCGATGTACGCCGCTGGTATGTAGGGTATTTTTGAGGGTATCGAATTTTTTCATGTATTTAATAACCCAATGATTTCAATATGATAGTGTGGATTTTCGGGAGCCTCTCCTGGGCACCATATCCCCTTCCCAAGCTGTTTCAGCTTATCCCAGGCCGTCTCACGTTGGCGGTTTAAGCTCCTGAAAATCCTCGCAAAACGCAAATACGCCGTCCCAGCGCGTCCCAGCGTGTCCCTCTGAAGCCCATGTCAATTTAGGGTATTTTTGAGGGTATCGGGCGGCGGCAACGCTGTCTGTGAGGTATGAGGAATGGCTCTCAGCGACCGTCAAATTCTCAGGGCGCGGCCAAAGGGCGCCCCCTACAAGCTGTATGATATCGACGGGTTGTACCTGCTCGTCAGCGCATCCGGCTCCAAACTTTGGCGCCTGAATTATCGCCACAATGGGAAATGGCGAACCCTCGCGATAGGGAAGTACCCCGAAATAAGTCTGGCCGAGGCCCGTGAGGAGACGGCGAAGGCGCGAAAATTGCTCGCGGCCGGCAAGGACCCGTCGGAAGAGAAGAGAGCGGCTCGAAGGGCTGCAATATTGGCGGCACGGAACACCTTCGGGGTCATAGCAAGGGAGTACCTGGATGGATTGGCGCCGAAGGGGCTCGCTCCTGTTACCATCAGAAAGAACCGATGGATATTGGAGGAGCTGATAATTCCAAAAATTGGATCGCGACCCATAGATGAGCTGCGTGCTTCCGACATCCTTGCGGTGTTGAAGGACATCGAGGCGAGCGGACGCCTCGAGACGGCTCGGCGTGCCAGACAGGTAATTGGAGCCGTTTTCAAGCTAGCCACTCTAACCGATAGAGCATCCGGTGATCCCACCCCGCTACTCCATCGAGCGCTGCGGTCTCCGACAGTTACGAGTCATCCGGCGATTATCCACGAGGAGTCGTTCGGTAAGTTGCTGCAGGCCATAGACAGCCTGCGCAGCCGCGTCATTCGCAATGCACTCTTGTTTCATGCCCTGACGTTTCCGCGCCCCGTCGAGCTGCGTCTCATGGATTGGGAGCACGTCGACCTAGAGGAGGGCGTTTGGCGCATACCGGCTGAACACACGAAGATGCGGCGTCCTCATGACGTACCTATCGTTTTCCAGTCGCTCGCGATCTTGCGTGAAATGGCGCAGATCACGGGCCGTCGTAGCGGACCCGTATTCCCGTCTCCTGTCGGTCTCAGGGGGCGCATATCAGAGAACACCCTGAACCATGCCTTGTGGAAGCTCGGGTACAAGGGCAAGCACACCGCTCACGGGTTCCGTTCGTCCGCTTCGACCATCCTCAACGAGCGTGGATACCGTGTTGCGGTGATCGAGACGCAACTCAATCACCTCGAAGAGGACGAGACCAAGAGAGCCTACAACCGCGCGCAATACTGGGACGAGCGCGTCGCCATGATGCGAGATTGGGGCGAACTGATCGAGCGTCTCAGGCGGGGAGGTTGATTGTCACGCTAAACGTGCTATGACACTCCGCAGTGAGACGTAACCGGACTCACTGGGAGCCCATGGTATTGAATGAGACGCACAGAGAGGAGTTGGGGTTTCTGCGCTTGGAGCAGGTCCTGCAGCTCGTGCCGGTCGGCCGCTCGACGCTGTACCGCATGGTTGAAAAGAACGAGTTCCCCCCGCCCTGTAAGGTAGGGTCATCGTCGTTATGGCCCTACTCGGAGGTGCGTCGGTGGGCAGACAAGGTCAAGCGAGCGCGTCATGTCGACGACATCGTTTGATGAGAGCCTGTCCGCCCAAGATCTGGATTCTGCCTTGCGTAGCTTGCGGAAGAATCCGGGGACGGGGGTGTCAGTAACTTTCCTATCCAAGGTGTTCCGCCTATCCCGTTACAAGGTGGAGAAGGCCATTAGGAAGTTGCGGCCAGTCGGACAAGATCGTCACGGAGCCCCGCTGTACGATCTTGCCGAGGCTGCGTCCTATTTGGTCGAGCCAAATTTTGATGTCACGGAGTACCTGGAGCGCCTCAAGCCAGATCAGCTCCCCGAAAAGCTGAGGGAGAGCTACTGGAATGCCAAACTCAAGCAGCTCCGTTATGAGGAGCGAGCAGGAAAGCTTTGGTCGTCTGACAGGGTGATCGTTCTCTTCTCGGATGTGTTGCAGGACATACGAACCAAGCTGCAGATTTTACCCGACACCATCGACCGTGCCTTGGGCCTCGACAACAAGCAATTGATCAAGGTTACGCGCATCGTTCACCGGCTGCAGGATGATGTTTACAAGCACATCGTCCGGGTTGCGGAGAGTGGCGATACACCGAACCGCCTCGGCGAAGACGAGGCGGAGGAAAGGGAAGATGACTTGGAGCACGACGACGAGGACATCATCTGATGAAGTTCGAGCGCCTGGAGGACATCCTTCTCAAGGCTGCGGAGGCCGTGCGCCCACCGGAGAGGTTGACCGTGTCGGAGGCGGCGGAGCGATACCGCTACCTATATAACCCCGGATCTTATGTTGGACAGTGGGACAACACGATTGCGCCATATCTAGTCGAGCCGATGGATGTGCTCACATCCCTTGACCATACGGCGGTCGTGTTCGTTGGACCGGCTAGGTGCGGCAAATCGGACCTCTTTTTCAATTGGCTTACTTACACGGCCATTTGCGACCCGGCCGACATGATGATGGTCCACATGACCCAGGGAACGGCTCGCGATTGGTCCCTTGGGGATCTGCGTAGGGCGTTCCGCTACTCTGAGGAGCTGGGCAAGCGCGTCGTGCCTGGGCGTCAGAACATGAACGTCCACGACGTGCGTTTTCTCTCTGGCATGCGCCTTTTGGTGAAGTGGCCGACGATCACCGAGCTGTCAGGGAAGACTGTGCCGCGCGTGTGGTTGAATGACTATGACCGCATGCCGCTTGATATCGACAAGGAGGGTACGCCGTTCGACCTTGGGCGGAAGCGCACCCAGACCTTCGGTCGTCACGGCATGACTGTTGCTGAGTCTTCACCGGGGTGGGAGATCGAGAGATCGGATTGGCAACCGTCGACTCCGCACGAGGCTCCACCAACCAAAGGCATTCTGGCACTCTACAACCGAGGTGATCGACGCCGTCGATACTGGCGGTGCGCCTCTTGTAAGATGCCCTTCGAGGCCGACTTCAAGCATCTCTCCTACCCGGACTCCAAGGATCATATCGAGGCCGCTGAGATGGCGACCTTGGACTGTCCGTTTTGCGGTTACTCGCACACGCACGATCCAGGTCCGGGGCAACCAGGCAAGAGAGAACTCGATTACTATGGGAGATGGCTCAAAGAGGGTCAGGTCTGGTTGCCAGACGGGACGGTCGAGGGGGTTGGGCGTCAGTCAGACATCGCCTCATTCTGGCTCAAGGGCGTGGCGGCGGTCTTCACGGATTGGAAGACGCTTGTGCTCAAGTACCTCAAGGCCCTTGAGGAGTTCGAGACCACTGGCGATTTCGGGGCGTTGAAGGCGACGATCAACACGGATCAAGGGCATCCCTTTCTACCGCCAACTCTGGCAGGCGACAGGACCCCGGAAGAGTATCATCAGAGAGCAAAGCCCCTCGGGGTGAGAGTTGTACCTCCAGGAGTTCTGTTCCTGGTCGCGTGCATTGACGTGCAGAAAGACCGCTTTGAGGTCCAGGTTCATGGTATCGGCATTGGCGGAGACGTGACAATCATTGACCGCTTTGCCATCCGCTACTCCGTTCGAGAGGACGGAGAGGCGCCTGGACAGCGTCAGCGCGTTGACCCTGCTGCATACTTGGAGGACTGGCTACTCCTTGTTGAGGCGGTCATCGAGCGGTCATATCCCCTGGCTGACGGAAGTGGACGACACATGGCAATCAAGGTCGTCGGTTGTGACGCCTATGGCCGGGAGGGCGTCACTACAAATGCCTATAACTTCTGGCGCTGGCTGCGCGACGAGCACCACGGCGGGCATCACCGTCGGTTTCAGCTCATCAAGGGTGCGGGCCAACATGCCCCTCGTGTCAAGATTGCCTATCCAGACTCCGAGCGACGGGATCGACATGCGGGAGCGAGAGGTGAGATCCCAGTCCTCGAGATCAACACCAACCAGATCAAGGATCGAGTACACGGCATGCTCGGGAGAACCATTCCACACGGGGGTATGGTGACGTTTCCCGATTGGCTGCCCCGCTCGTGGTATGCCGAGCTGACGGCCGAGGTTAAGGGACCGAAGGGTTGGGAGAACAAGCGCAGGGTCAGAAACGAGGCATGGGACCTGTTGTGCTATTGCGTGGCCCTCTGCCTGTCCCGACATGTGAACATCGAAGACATTGACTGGTCTAACCCGCCCTCGTGGGCGCGAGAGTGGGACGATAACGATCTCGTGTTTTACCCAGAGACAGACGGGCGGCCGTTTGAGCAGAAGAGGGAGGTGGACATCGACCTGTCTTCCCTCGGTGAAGCTTTGTGTTAATGTCACCTTTAAATTGTCAGTCCGCTTGTAACGTGTTAATGCTACATGTCGGAGAGGGTTGCCCGCCATGATTCCTATCGCATGCCATCCTATCAAACAGAGATTGGATGAAGCAAAGGACGCCTACCATGATCTTATGACAGGGCGGGCGGTGCGCGTCTTGGTCGATCAGAACGGAGAGCGCGTCGAGTATCAGGCGAGCAATCGAAATCAGTTAGCCCTCTATATTCAGCAGCTCGAGGATGAGCTTGCGAAGTGCGTCGGGGGCGACGTTTCTACAAGCGGTCCTCTGAGGTTCTTCTTCTGATGAGCCGCCTTGCGAACGATCCAGAGATGCTTGACTTCCTTGGTCTGAACGACCAAGGATGGCCCGCGACGGTCGATACCAAGGCTGTTCTCCCGACCGTCGCGGGCAACCCAGTTGCGATGACGGGTGGTGCCTACGAGAGCGCGAGCCAGATCGACAGAGAGCTTGCGCTGTGGTCGCCGTCAATGGGCTCGGCCGACTCCGACATCCTGCCCGAGAAGGAGATCCTCGACGCTCGCAGCCGAGACCTGGTCCGAAACGATGCGTATGTTCGCTCGGGCTCTGAGATCCGAAAGGACAACATCGTCGGCTCTATGTACATGCTAAACTCGAAGCCTAATTACAAGGCTCTCGGTTTAGATGAGGTTTGGGCTGAGGAGTTCCAGCAGGAGGTTGAGGCGAAATTCACGCTCTGGGCCGAGAGCGTGTCGAACTGGCCTGATGCCTCCGGGCAGACCAATTTCACTGGGCTTATCCGCCTCGCTGTCGGCCTCGAGATGATTGCGGGCGAGGTTTTGGCTGTCTCGGAATGGATTAACGATCCGCGTCGCCCCTACAAGACAGCGATCCAGCTTATCGATACGGATCGACTCTCCAACCCTCCGTCGGTCATGGAAAGTGATCGGGTTAGAGGGGGCATCCACCGTGACCATCACGGTGCCCCGCTCGGTTACTACATCCGCCGCTCGCACCCATCGGACATGTACGTCAATATGAAGGCGTACCAGTGGAAGTATGTGCCTGTGCGGAAGCCGTGGGGTCGGCAGCAGGTCATCCACATTTTCGAGCGCTTCCGTCCAGACCAGACGCGCGGTGTTGCTGCTATGGTCTCCGCGCTGAAAGAGACGCGAATTGCGAAGAAATTCCGGGATGTCATGCTGCAGAACGCGGTCGTCAATGCGACGTATGCAGCAACAATTGAGTCCGATCTCGCGACTGAAAAGGTCTTCGAGATGCTCGGTGCCGGAAGGGGCGAGGACGATTGGGAGAAGATTTTTGCTAAGTACGCGGGTGGGTTCCTAGGAGCCCTCGGGGCCTATATGAAGAATGCCAAGAATGCGACACTTAACGGTGTCCGCATTCCCCACCTCTTCCCAGGTACACGTTTGCAGTTGCGCCCTGCGGGGCAGGGGGGACCGCTCGGCACGGACTTTGAGGCGTCACTTCTGCGCTACCTGGCCGCCAATCTCGGTGTGTCCTACGAGCAGTTGTCTCGCGATTATAGCAAGACCAACTACTCGTCGATGAAGGGTGCCCTCAACGAGACTTACAAGGGGATGATGGCGCGCAAGCGTCAGACGGCCGATACCCTTGCCACCCACATCTACTGGTTGTGGCTCGAGGAAGCTTTTGCCAAAGGCACAATCGAGAGCCTGCCTCGGAACGCTCCTGACTATTGGGAGGGTCTTAACCGCGAAGCCTACGGTCAATGTGGGTGGATCGGAGCCTCGCGCGGCCAGATCGACGAACTTAAGGAGACGCAGGCAGCAGTGCTGCGGATCAAGTACGGCCTCAGCACCCGTGAGGATGAGCTTGCCCGCCTCGGTAAGGATTGGCGTCAGGTGTTTGCACAGGTGGCGCGAGAGCGCGCCGAGGCGGAGCGCCTCGGGATCGTGTTTACTGAGGCTGACAACATGATGAATGCCGCATCAGGCGCTCCCCGCGAGACAGAGGCGAGGGATGAGAAGGCCGACGGCTCGGAGGAACAGACGGATGCTTAAGACTCTGCTTTCGCGATTTGCCAGCTCGTCGGTACTCATCTCTGAGCCCCACGCGGCGCTGTTCGAGGGGCACCTGAGTGCCCTCGCCAAGAGTCCTGATCTCCCGCATCTTTTGTCCGAGAAAATGGTTGCCGATGACGAGGAGGGGTTCTGGATCGATGGGGACTCCAGGTATGCGGCGTACCGTCCATACGTTGTCCGCAATGGCATCCTGCGGATTCCGGTACAAGGCATCCTTCTCTCGGATTTCCCGTGGCAGGTTGCAGGGTGGGCGACCGGATACCAGTATATCTCCCGTGCGTTTCGCCGAGGACTTGCTGACCCTGATGTACGGGGCATCGCGTTCATGGTGAACTCACCTGGCGGGGAAGTGGCGGAGAACTTCGACCTCGTCGAGATGATCCTCGCCAATCGCGGTAAGAAACCGACTCGAGCCTTCGTGTACGAGTATGGTTACTCGGGGGCTTACTCGATCTCGTCTGCAGCGGATCGAATCGACATGTCTCGCACTGGCGGAGTCGGTTCCATTGGCGTGCTGTTGACCCATATCGATGTGAGCAAGGCACTCGATCAGGCGGGGTGGAAAATCACTTTCGTTTCCGCTCCGAAGGGTGGTCACAAAACAGACGGCAACTCTTACGAGCCCCTGTCTGACCAGGTTCGGGCGCGGTGGCAGGAGCGCGCCGATGCCCTCTACGACATGTTCGTGCGTATTGTGGCGCGAGGTAGAGGGATCAGTGAGGAGGCCATCCGGGAGACGAAGGCCCTCACATTCTCTGCCGATGAGGCAATCGAACGCGGACTCGCCGACCAGGTCTCTCCGCTCGATGACGCCGTTGCCGCATTTGCAGCCGATCTTTTCAGAAAGGAAGGAACTGAAACCATGCCGCAGAACAAGGAAAACGCGGCGGCAGCGGATGCCGCCATCGACGCCGCTCGCGCGGAAGGTCATGCTGCCGGTCGTGCCGAGGGGCACGCCGAAGGCTTCAAGGAGGGCGCTGCTGCCGAGCGCAGCCGCATCAATGCGATCCTTTCTTCGGATGCGGGGAAGGCCCGGCCCAAGGCAGCCCTTTCTGCCGCACTCAAGACGGACATGAGCGTCGAGCAGGCCGTGGCCTTCCTCGAGGATCTTCCCGCAGAGGGGGCGGCGTCTGACAAGCCCGAGGGCTCCTCGATGACCTATCGGAAGTTTGATGCCGCAATGCAGGTGGACCGTCCCGATGTTGGGGCTTTCTCTGACATCAAGGATGAGGATGACAGCATGATGCTGGCGGAAAGCTTCGGTCTGCCGGGAATTCGTCGGCAGAATCACTCTTAACTTGGCGATAGTGTCACGCTATACGTGACACTATCCATTGCAGTTGTCATTTCTGCATCCGAGGAGGCAGCTATGCCGAATGTTAATGTTCCCTACCCCGAGGCCGGCCTTGCCGCCTTCGAGGAGCTTAGCACCTACCAGGCCGGTCTCCTGCTCTCTGGTAATTGGCCGGCACTCTCCCCAGGCTATCCGCTTCGGGTGCGGCCCGGTCAGACTATCGAGCAGTTCCAGGTCTGTGGTGTAGATGAGGAAGGCTATGTGGTCCCTGCGGTGAAGGGGACGGTGCAGGCAAGCCTTGTCTCGACCCAGAAGGTCGTCGCGGACGCTGACCCTGGCAAGATCACCACGGCGCCTTTCTTCTACTCGGGCTGCTTCAATCCTGAGATGCTGGTGTGGGATGCCTCCTACGCCACAGACGAAGACAAGCGCTCGGCGTTTGAGGGAGCCCCCACTCCCACGCAGATCCTCATCCGCGCTCGCGGCTGATCGTCAGTAACCCCAGGAATAGGGAAAGAAGGAACTCGACCATGAGCGCCCCCTACAAAGTGTGGGAAACCCGGAAGTCCCTCGGAATTTTCCGCGATATCGAGCCTGCCTATCAATATTGGCTGCGGCTGTTCTTTCCGAACGAGATCACCTCAACCGACGAGTGGATTGACTTCGAGAAGCTGCCCAGGGTTGGTCGCAAGCTCGCCCCCTTCGTTCGCCCGCTTGGTAGCGGCAAGCCGATCTATGAGGATTCGTCTGGCGCTTTCCGCTTCAAGCCGGCATACATCAAGCTCAAGGACACGGTTGATCCGCTGGCTCCTCTCGTCAAGCGGCCTGGTATTGATCGATCCATGCTGGCGGAGTCCGAGCTGACGCCGATGCAGCGTCGCGAGCTGCTCAAGGTTGCGATTACCGTACAGCACGTGCAGGCGATTCAGCGTCGGTGGGAGTGGATGGCCGCTCGCGCAATCATCGATGCCAAGGTGATCGTGGAAGGTGAGGAGTATCCGCGCACGGAGCTGGATTTCAGGCGCGACCCCTCGCATACGATTGTCAAGACGTCCGGCACCTATTGGGGGGACACGGGTGTCTCGATCTTCGATGACATCCAGCGTTTCGCCGACCGGATGTTTGAGGCTCCGTTCGGCGGGTTCCCGACAAGAATCACCATCGGCTCGAAGGTTTGGGGCGTCCTCCGCAAGGACCCCGAGATCATGAAGCACATGGACACGCAGATCCGCGATCCTCGAGCCACCGTCGAGCGCGGTCTGATCGCGGCCGACAAGGTGATTAAGGTTGGTGAGCTGAACGTTGGCGGTGGGTCTGGTGCAGCCATCGAGATCTGGCTGTATCGCGATACCTTCGAGGAAGGTGGCGTGGAAGTTCCTTTCATGCAGCCGACCGATATCGTCATGACGGCAAGTGCTGAGCGCATCCAGGGTTATCGTTGCTTTGGGGCGATCATCGATCCCCACTCCAACTACCAGGCGCTTCCGATTTTCCCGCGCAATTGGATGAGCGATGGTGACCCGGCCGTCGAGTACATTCTCCATCAGTCGGCACCGCTGATGGTCCCGGTCAACCCCAACGCAACCCTCCGGGCGACCGTCGTTCCTGCCTAACCTCCTCGAAATTGTGCTGGCGGTGTCCGCCGCCAGCATCTTTCCATAGCGGAGCATTCGTCATGAAGCAGCTTGCCATTCACAGCGTCGAATATCTAAAGGACGGAAAGCCGACAATCGCCAAGCCGGGTGAGATTTTCGATGTGCCCGAGGAGTCTGCTGCGGCCCTCAAGAAGCTCGGCGCGTCGCGCGATCTCACCCAGGACGAACTGATCCTTGAGAAGTATCGCACCCGCAGCTTTGGCGAGATGTCGACCGAGGAGAAGTCCGAGGAGCCCGGAGACGCCGATAAGGGTGAGGCTCATGGAGTCGCCAAGGCCGCGCGTCGCGTCGGGAAGGCGAGCAAGGGTGGCGACGAGGACATCTGATGGGGCGCTTTCGCGCACATATCAGGAGAGCGCGTCGGACGCTGCATGAGCATCTGAGCGTCCCCGCGCTCTATTTCGCTTGGCCCCTGCGAGATGGTGTCAAGCCGATCCACGTGCGCGTGCATGATAAGTTCGGCTCGGTAGGCGACCTCAAAGGCACGAATTTTCATTACGCCGAGATCGAGGAAAACTCCCCGCGCATCATCATGATGCGCTCAGAGGTCGATAACCCCTCGCGAGGCATGGTCATTTCCATCGGAGCAACCGAAGCATACCGCATCGATCATGTCCTCCCGCCTGACGACATCACTGTGACGGTGAAGGTCTCTCGGCTCCATAGCTCGGAGATGGTTGGCATGCCGACTCCCTACGAGGACGGATCTTTGCCACTATTCCTCACGATTACAGCGTTTCTACCTGCCATCGGAGCCTGACATGTACGTCATCGCTATAGAGGGGGTGCGTGAAGGCGATTTCACTGAGGAGCAGCTCGTTAACGCAGCCCGTATGGCGATCAACAAGGCTGCTGAGAAGGGGCGGAGCTGGTTCGCTAAGGACATGCGCCGTCAGGTTGCCCTTCCTGCGAGCTACCTCGGTGCGAATGCGGGGCGCTTCTACATCGAGCGTAAAGCCTCGAACCACGACCTGCAGGCGGTCATCACCGCTCGTAAGCGTCCGATTTCACTCGCCAGGTTTGCAACGGGGGCGAAGGGAAGGCAATCACGCGGCGTCCACGTGCAGGTTAAGCCTGGGCGGACGAGGTTGATGAAAAACGCTTTCCTCATGCCCCTGCGTTCTGGGAACGTTGGCCTTGCTGTTCGCACGAAGGATGGTCTCCCACCGCCAAAGGCGTATCAGCCGAAGATGGTCAAGCCGGGACTCTGGCTTCTTTATGGTCCCTCCGTCGACCAAATTTTCCGGGGTATGATCGAGAAGGAGGATCGACCCTTTGGGCAGGTCGAGGACTTCCTTGCCGCCGAGTTCGAGCGACTCCTCAACCTTCGTCTCTAGGTGCAGGTATGGCAAAAGACCCGTTCCGTCTGCTCGTCCTCAAGGGGCTCACCAAGACCATTGAAGGGGTGAACCCCGACAACGGCTATGAGTTTGACCTGCGAGATAGGGTTTTTCGTGGGCGGATGTTCTACGGGGAAAATGACCCCTTGCCGATGGTGTCGATCCTCGAGCCACCCATCCCTCTTGAGGCGCTCTCTACGCAGCCAGGCAATCCGCACGCATCGAGTCAATGGGAGTTGTTGGTCCAGGGTTTTGTGCCAGATGATCATCAAAACCCAAGTGACCCAGCCTATCGGATGATGGCCGAGGTCAAGAGCGCGATTGTGAAGGAGCGGATCAACCACTCTTTCTTCGGCTTCGGGTTCCGTGGGCCAGGGAGCACCAGTAGGAACTCGGTCAATAACATCCAAATCGGCCAGGGTGCCGTTCGGCCTGCTGATGAGGTCTCTGGCAGAAGCTTCTTCTGGCTTAGCTTGCTCCTCCAACTGACGGAGGATCTATCCAACCCGTACTCTTAACTCTGTTCAAGGTGGCACGTTTAACGTATAACGGCACCTGAAACGTGCCTCGGTAAGAAGGAGACATGTCATGTCGATGGCGGACTATCGTAACAACTACACCCTCGGGCGCGGCGAGCTTTATTTCGCCCCGTACAAGCCGGGCACGCGGGAGCCGATGGGTGAGCTTTATTTCGGCAACACCCCGGAGTTCAGCGCTACCATCGAGACCGAAACACTGGACCACTACAACTCTGACCGAGGTATCAACGAGAAGGACGCGAGTGTTCCGTTGCAGACCAATCGTACTGCGACGTTTGTGACGGATAACATCTCCCCAGAGAACATCGCTTTCTTCTTCTTTGGAAAAGTGGAAAACTTTGCCGACGCGGGGCAGACGGTGAGCGATGAGCTTATCCGGGATGTGCAGCTCGGCCGCTCGTACCAGCTCGGTATCAGCCCGTCCAATCCAGTTGGGGTTCGTGCCCTCGACATGAACGGAGCAAACGCCCCTGTCGTTACTGATGAGTCCGGCACCACGACTTACGCGGCGGGGACGGACTACCGGATCGACGGCGATCACGGACGAGTCTACATCCTGCCGTCGTCCTCGATTACCGAGGGCTCTACTCTGAAAGTTTCGTATACCACGCTGCCGAGCACCCGGAAGCGCATCATCTCTGGCTCCACGCCGATTGAGGGCGCTCTTCGTTACATCACAGCTAACCCGGCTGGTGACCAGTACGATTGGTACATGCCCTACGTTCGCATTTCTCCGAACGGTGACTACGCCCTCAAGGGTGACGAGTGGCAGCAAATCCCCTTCCAGGTTGAGATCCTCAAGAAGGAGGGACTGGAAGCTATCTATATCGACGGTCAGCCGCTCGTTGCGTGATCTGACTCACTTGGAGAACCCAAGGTTAAGGAGAACGACTGATGGGTTTGAAGGACCTCAAACTGGCAAGGGAAGAGGTCAAGATGGCGGGCGGCAGTTTTGCCGTCCGTGGTCTTTCCTTTGTCGACATCACGGCCCTCGTGCGCAGTTACGGGGCCGAAATCCGAGCCTTCTACGATCATTACGCGGCCCAGGCCGTTTCCGGCGAACTCGACGACTCCACGCTTGCGAGTGCGGGCGTCACCCTCCTCGAGATGGCTCCGAACATTGCTGCCGCGATCATTGCCCATGCTGCCGACGAGCCTGACGATGAGGGCATCCAGACGGCTCGACAGCTACCTCTTTCCGCTCAGATTGACGCCCTCGAGAAGATTGCAAGGCTGACGTTCGAGGCGGAGGGCGGCCCAAAAAAAGTGTTGGAGGCCGTCATCAGCGCGTTCCGGGGGACGACAGAGGTCGTCGGCAGCCTCCGAGTCTCGAAAGCTGGCTCAATGGCATCCGTCAGCAAGTAAGCCAACTCCTCGACCACGGTCACGTCTATGCGCAACATTACCCGATCTGGATGGTCGTGGTCGAAAGCGAGCTGGTCACGAAGCGCGTGACCCGTGAAGCAGCTAGCCAGGCTGCTTTCATTCAGATGGCGGTCTCCTCCCTATTCTCGAAGAAGGCCCACAACCAGTTCAGCAAGATGCTGAAAGAGGTCTTCGCAGACGACTAGCTCATATGTCACGTCTATGGTACTACGGCACTATAGACGTGACACACGGAGATTGGCACCGATGGCCGAGAAGGACATTCGCCTCGTCATCAAAGCCAAGAATGAGGCCACCAAGGCGATTGAGTCGGTCTCCGACGCCCTCAAAGATCTTGTCTCTCAGAATTCAAAGACCACGAAATCGGCCAAGGAGGCGGACAGCGTCCTTGGTAAGCTGGGGGATGAGTTCAAGCGCCTATCCGCTGAAATCTCGGGCCTGTCAGCCCTCAACAAAGTTGCAGCCGAGCTTGACAGGGCCGCCGCTGCCCTCGGCAAGCTCGAGCAGGAGGCCAAGAGCGCAAGCGACGACCTCGAGCGGGTGACGCAGGAGTCGAAGCAAGCCGCTGAGGAAAGCTCTCGTCTGCGCGCGCAATCCGAAGAGCTTGCAAAGAGCCAGGAGGCCCAGGCCGAGGCCGTGAAGAAGGCTCGCAAGGAGATGCGAGCGGCGAACAAAGAGCTTGCATCGGTCCAGCGTGCCCTTGATCGCGTCAATGAGCGCGCCGCCAGACATGCGTCCAAATCGGCATGGTCAAATGCTGCTGCATCGGCACAGGCTATCCTCGAAGGTGAGTTGGCGACGGCCCGTGCGGCGGCTGATGCAGCGCAGGCCACCTATGAGAAGCTCAATGCCGAGTATCTGAAGACGAAGAGTACTCTCGCCTCGGTCAATACGGAGCTGCAGAACGCCACGAAACATGAGGCGGCACTCCGCACTGAGACCGAGCGTCTCGCCCGCGCTGCCCAGAAGACGGCAGACGCGCTGCAAAAGGGGCGAACCGAGCTTGCGGAGATCCAGCGTATCGCGAGCGACACGGCCGCGAAGCTCGGAAACGTATCCATCAACCAAGAGAAGATTGCCGAGGCGACTCAGAAGGCCAATGAGGCGCTGCAGCGGGCCGCCACCCTGCAAGCGGCAATGGCGCGCTTCTCGACAGGCGGAGGAGGGTTTGCGGATCCGCGCACGGCCGAGGCCATTCGTAAGCAGAGGGCGGAGGTCGAGAAGGCTCGGGAGGCGTATGAGGTCCTGAATGCCGAGGTCCGTCGACTGACGGCCGAAATCAAGGCGAACGGCGGTCCGACCGTGCAGCAGGCGCAGGCTCTCCGTGAGGTGAGCGCGGCTGCGCGAGAGGCGCGATTTGAACTTCAGCGGCAATTGGATACCCTCCGCCGCATGCCAGGGAGCCTCCACAGCCTCGGCGGCATCCGTGGTATCTTCCAGGCGATTTATGGCGAGTCCCGTAAGGCAATGTCACTGACGCAGCGCCTCCGTGGCGAGGTGCTGTCTCTGTCAACGGCCTACTTCGGTCTCTATGGCGCCATTAATCATATCAGCGGTGTGATCGGCGCCTACCAGAAGCTCGAGGCTGCGCAGAACCGCATTGGCGTCGTCCTCGGTCAGAACCAGTCGGCTGTCAACACGGAGCTGCAATGGCTCGAGCGACAAGCGAGCCGACTTGGCATCGAGTTCGGTATCCTGGCGGACGAATACTCGAAGTTCGCGGTCGCGGCGCAAGCGGCGAATTGGGCCAGTGAGAGTACGCGCAAGGTCTTTCTCGCTGTGGCGGAGGCCGCTCGGGTCAACAAGGCGTCGACCGAGCAGATGAGCGGCATTTTCCTCGCCCTGCAGCAGATGATCAGCAAGGGCAAGGTCTCATCGGAAGAGCTGCGCAGGCAACTTGGTGATCGTCTTGCCGGTGCCTTCAATATCTTCGCGGACGCACTAGGTCTGAGCGCCTCCCAGCTCGATGAGCTGATGCAGAAGGGGGAGGTGCTGGCATCAGAGACGAATCTTCTCGCCTTTGCTGATGAGCTGAACCGACGTTTCGGCCCGCAATTGGCGGACTCTCTGAGGTCGACAACGGCCCTGATGGGGCAGTTCTCGAACGAGATATATCAGGCCCGTCTCCGCGTGGGTGAGGGCGGTTTTATCAAGGCGTTCAACGAGGCCCTGGAAGAGATGATCGGCTATTTCCGAAGCCGGGAAGGCCGAGATTTCTTCCTGTCCCTCGGCTCAGCCCTCGGCAGCGTCACAAGGGCTGTTACTTTCCTCATCAGGAACGTTGAGGCTCTGTTTGAGATCTTCAAACTCCTTGTCGCATTTAAGATTACCCAATGGTTGGTGAAACTGAGTGGGGGAGTGGACGCCTTCAATGCGAAGATCATTAGGGCGCGTGATTCACTCATTGTATTTGGTTCGTCTCTCAATGCGACAAAGACGGCTGCGGCTGCGCTTCTTGGGTCTGTTCTTACGCTCGGTAGGGCACTGAGTCGTTTGTTCCCTGCGGCCGCCCTCACGGCCCTCGCCTACGGCATCGAATTCGCCATTGGTAAACTTGTTGGTGGTGTGGACGAGGCGACCCGAGCAGTCGATGAGCACAAGCGGCTGATGGAGGAGATTCTGACTGCCTACGACAAGGCGGTCGATAAGTCTCGCGATTGGGTGAAGTCCGTCAAGAATGTCACCCTGATTGACGTCGAGCGAAACTTTGCGGAACAGCTCCGTGCTTTTGAGGAGGCGCGCGACAATCTCCGCAAGAAACTGTCATCCAACGCCCTGGGCGGACTTTCTGGTCTCCTGTTTGACGATGCGGATGTGCGCAAAGTGCGCGCTCTCGTCGATAGTTTCGATTCCAAGAAGATCGACGAGTTCATTCGGAAGGTCCAGCGGCTCAACGCCGAGGTGACGAGCCTCGATGCGAAGAAGATGCTGCAGGAGATCTATGACCTCGCCAAGGCGTACAAGGAGTCGGGTGAGCGTGTCGGCGAGGCAGCGGTTCTGGCCGAGCAGTATGGAAGCAAGCTCGAAGAGGTCGGTCGGGTAATTGATGAGACAGGCAAGACACTCGACGACCTGACACGGGCTGCGCAGGGCAATCGGGAGGGCTTCTCGTCGGCTTCCGGCTCCGTCGAAGTCTATCAGGCTGCCCTTGAGAAGCTGAAAGGTTTCGTCAAGGAGACTGCCGATGAGATGAAGCGGATGAAGGAGCTGGCTGAGATCGACGCCGAGTATGTCAAGGCCGTCGAAGCCATCGGTAATCAGCGCGGGTGGCGGGCAAAGCTAGCTGAGTTGGGATCCGCGCGCGCGCGTGCCATAGATGCCGTCAACGCCAGATACTACGAATCAGACTACCGCAAGATGCGCGCCACCCCCCAAGGTGAGCAGATGGAGCGCATCGTCGCCAATGCGGTACGTATTGCAGAAGAGCTGCGCATTTCGGCCAAAGACCTTCTGACCGTCATCTCATATGAGACGGGTGGAACATTCGACCCATGGAAGGTCGGTCCGACCACCAAGTGGGGTCAGCACATCGGACTCATCCAGATGGGTGAGCCTCAGCGCGCGAAGTATGGTTACACTCGGGACGCCAGCATCGAGAAGCTATTTAACGCCATCCGTGATTATCTCAAGGATGCTGGCGTCACGGCGGGGACCAACTTGCTTGATCTCTACTCGGCCGTAAATGCGGGGCGCGTTGGGCGGCACAACGCCTCCGATGCGGCGGCCGGTGGTGCTCCGGGTACTGTCCGAGACAAGGTGTTCGGGCAGATGGATAGGCATGCGGATCGTGCCGACGCCATCCTGAAAGCATACGATGATATTGTTGATCGAGCAAAGGAGCATAGCCAGGAGTTACGGAAGCAGGCCGAGGAGCGTGAAAAGGCTTCCGAGGCGACTAAAAAGCAGATTGCGGATAACGAGTTCGAGATTTCGCAGCAACGCCTTAAGCTCGAGGGGAAGGAGAAAGAGGCGTTTATTGAGGATCACATCCGCAAGGCCCGTGAAAAGAACCCCTTCATCACGGAGCAAGAGCTTGGCCTTATCCGTCAGCAGGCGGAGGAACTCTGGAACCTGAACAACGCTCTGAGCGAGGAGGAAAAGAAGAAGAAGGCAATTGAGGAAGTTCAAAATCGGATCACACAGCTTGAGGAAAAGCGCTCGTCGCTTGAGCAACTTCGGGCCTTGCAGGCTGAGCGAGGCGACATCGAGGCGATGCAGCGCACGGATGCTGCCATCGAGCGTGTGAACCAGCAACTCCTCGTGGCGATCCAGAAGGCGCGCGAGTTCTGGCAGGCCATGGGTGGCCCGGATGCCGAAATTGCGCTTACCAATCTGGCTGCGCTCGAACTCAGGGTCCAGCGCGCGGGGCAGAAGGCGGTCATCAGCGGTGCGCAGATCACCGAGATGATGGCTAGTGGCATCACCAACGCCTTCGACCGTTTCGCTCAAGCCATCGCGAACGGTGAGAAGGCGATTGTCGCTCTCCGTGATGCCTTTCTGCAGTTCGCGGCCGATTTCCTGATCGAGATCGGGAAGATGATCGTCAGAGTGGCCCTTCTCAAGATGCTGCAGGGCATTGGGGGCTTTCTTTCTGGTGGAATCAACAGTCTGTTTGGTTTCTTCCATACGGGTGGCGTGGTGGGGAGTACGCGCGGTTCCAAACGTGCTGTGAGCCCTCTCTGGTTTGCCAATGCGATGGCCTACCACACTGGGGGTATCGCTGGCCTAAAGCCAGACGAAGTGCCTGCGATCCTCAAGGTTGGCGAGGAGGTCCTCACTGAGAACGATCCGCGCCACCGTGCTAACGGCGGTACAGTCGCGCAGCCCCCGGTCGTGAAGGTGGTCAACGCCTTCGACAGTGGCGATGTCGTCAGCCAGGGGCTTTCCACCGCTGTTGGCGAGCAGGCGTTCATCAATTTGGTCAGGGCGAACCGCAGCACGCTCCGCGAGGCTCTCGGAGTCGCGTGATGGTTGTCAGTACGGTCTATCCGAGTGGTGGGGACATCAACATCTTTCCCGGAGTCCCGAACTGGCGTGACCGGGTGAGGGTCTCCTATGAGTTCAAGACGGACATCATCACTTCGGGCCTCGGTACGGAGCAGCGACGAGCCGTCCGTTACTACCCTCGGCGTTATGTCGAGTACACGGCCCATTTCAACGGGGAGAGCAAGCTTCAGCTCGACTACTTCATGGCGCGCGGCCTCGCTGACAAAACGATTATCCCGGAGCCATCGAAGTACGTCGTTCTCACTTCGACGTTGGGGGCCGGTCAGCGGCAAGTAAGTTACGGGAAACCCCATCCTGCGTGGCCCAGTCCAAACAGCCCCCCTTACTGGCTGCGTCCAGGGTTGCCAGTCCTCCTTGTCGATGGGCTGCGGATGGAGACGCGACTACTGTCCGGGTTCTCCTTTACCGATCTGCAATTTGCCGATGAAAGCCAAGTCACCTTCCCGGCTGGGGCGCGGGTCTATCCGGCCCTGCAAGGCTACCTGCGCGCGGAGCCGAAGGCTCGTCGGTACACGAGCGATGTGACGACTCTCCCGATCCGCTTCGAGGTGGATCCAGGCTCCGCCACCGAGGTGTTCCCCGAGACATCGCCGGGGGAGATGATCGGAACGCGGGAAGTCTTCATGAAGCGTCCCAACTGGGGGAACCAGGTCGACGTCACTTACGTCTATCCGCGAGAGCAGGAGGACTACGGGTTTGGCGCGACGAGGAGCTTCAAGCCTTATGACTTCCCGTCACGCATCGTCCAAGCCTCGTTCCTCGGCAGGGACCATAGAGAGGTTCAGGAGGTCATCGAGTTCTTCATCCGCATGCGGGGACGCGACCGCGAGTTCCTTGTGCCCTCGTGGGAGAACGACGTTCCGTTCTATGCGATCACCGGCAACGGATTCGCGATCCTCATTCCCGGCCTGATGTTCGGGCACACCTACAAGGACTCGACCGTCTTCCGTCGCATCATGCTCCGCATGGCTGACGGAACCTATCACCACCATACGGTCGATTTCGTCGAGACGCTGCCGGACACGGAGTTCTCGGTCCTGTGGGTGCGGGAGCGCCTACCCGTCGAGGAGCTTACCCCTCAATCACTCATCGGCATCTCGTGGGTGTTCGTAGTCCGCTTCGCGTCAGACCTCCTCGAGATCGATTGGGTGACTGACTCCGTCGCTCAGTTCGGCCTCAGCTATCAGGTCTTGGAGAATTACGACCTATGAGTTTCGACGCCATAGAGAAAAGCTCCGATTTTGGCGCCCCGTTTGAACTCTATGAGTTTCGATATGGCGACGAGGATGCCTTGGCGTATCGTTACACCAATGCTGATCGCGACTTGACGCGCCTTGGTCACACCTGGTTCGCTCGACCGATTACCCGTGAGGCGTATCGATCTAGCGGTAAGACCGACGACAAGTCGTCACTGACGATCAGGATGCCCGTCGACACTGATCTGTCGTCCCTGTTCACGGATTTCCCCCCTCCGCAGGTCGTTCGTGTGACTATCTGGGCGGGGCATATGACGGACCCCGATGAGCAGGTGCTTGTCATCTGGACGGGTCGTGTGCTGAGCGTCGCTAAGGAGCGTAATCAGGCGCTCCTCACTTGCGACAACACGATCATCTCACTTAAGCGACCGGGTCTGCGCCGTAACTGGCAGTATCTCTGCCCCTATGTTCTCTACGGGCCGATGTGCGGCGCGACGATGCGCGGCGTCGAAAGCCAGGTTGTCGATGTTACGACCACCGGCATTGTCCTTGAAGCTGGCTGGTGGGGATCCATCGAACCTGAGAAATTCAAGGGTGGGATGATCCGCTGGCGGGGTGGCTTTGGCCTGGAGTCCCGCACAATTCGAGATGCCCGTGACGACGGCTTTCTGCAGTTCCTTGGACCACTGCGTGACATAGAGGAGGGGCAGAAGGTGTCTCTCTTCCTGGGCTGCAACCACACCATGTCTGACTGCCGCTCCCTCCACAACAACATCAACAACTACGGGGGGGACCCCTGGATCCCGTTGAAGAATCCGGTCAGGAACCATCCCTATTGGTGACGTTATGTGGATCGCGCTCCTCGTTGGCATCGCCCTTATGATCATCGGCTACATCCTGATGCCGAAGCCGAAGGGACCGAAACCCCAAGCGGTCACGGAGATGGAGGCTCCGACTGCCGAGGCTGGAAGGCCGATTGCCGTTGTCTTTGGGGAAATTCTTATAAAAAGTCCGAATTTCCTCTGGTGGGGTGACAAATATTATCTGCAGCGGTCTCAGAAGGTGAAGAAAAAATGAGAGATGTTTCAGAAGACCGTGTGACGATATACGATGTCAACCGCGCCGGATATTGCGTTAAGGGTATCCGCGATTGGTGTCGTCAGCAGGGCATTCCATTCAGAGACTTCGTGAAGAATGGCATCCCTATCTCGGAAGTCGAGAAGATGGATGACGCCATCGTGCAAGACGTACTTCGTGTGAAGAGGGGAGGTCGAACCAATGGGTAAGAAAAAGAACAGAAAAACATGGTACGACTTCTTTATCTCCATGCACCTCGGCTTTTGCCATGGCCCAGTGGATGCTCTCACAGCGCTCTTTATCAAGGATAGACAGGTGTGGGGTGGCGCCGTCTACGGCAACACAACACTCCATATCTACAACGAGAACCTGTTCGGCGGCAACGAGCGTGAGGGTGGCGTGGGTGGGGCTGTCCACGTCATGCTCGGCTCGGAGACGCAGCAAATCCCTGCAGCTCTTGCTGCGCGCCTCGGCCTGACGCCAGCGACTGCGCCGGGTTTCCGTCGCAAGGCCACCCTCGCTCTCTTGGGGAACGGACTTGGCGAGGGGTTCTGGGTCGGCTCCAACTATCCACAGGTGCCAACGGTTTGGGCACGCTTCCGCCGCTCCCCGAAGTCGCTCAATGCCCCGAACGCGGTAATCGTCAACAGCTTTGGCATGCACGATGCCAACCCGGCCCATATCATCCACGAGTGCCTGGTCAATGAAGACTTCGGCATGGGCGCCCACCCCTCGATGGTGGACACCGACTCGTTTGTGCGAGCGGCGGAGACACTCGCAGAGGAGAAGTTCGGCCTGTCCCTTCTGTGGACGCAACAAAGTACCATCGAGGCGTTCATCCAGGAGATCCTCGATCACATTCAGGGGCTGCTCTTCTTCAACCCAAGAACAGGTCTTGCGACACTCAAGCTGCTGCGCAACGACTACGACCCTGACAATCTGCCCGAGATCGGTCCTGCCGACGCGGTCCTGGATACGTTCCGCCGCAAGTTGTGGGGTGAGACTGTCAACGAGATTACCATCTCGTGGACCAACCCTCAGTCGGAGGAGACGGAGACGCTGACTTATCATGACCCTGCCAACATCGCGATGCAGGGGGAGGTCGTCAGCGAGAACCGGCACTATTACGGAATCCGCTCACCCGAGCTGGCGAGCTACGTCGGAGCCCGTGACATTGCGGCGGCGGCTGTCCCGCTTGCCAGCGCCTCGATCCGCGTCAATCGCAGGAAGTGGACGCTCCTCCCTGGCGATGTGATCCGGTTCTCCTGGCCCAAGTACAATATTGACCGGATCATTATGCGGGTGATGGAGGTCGACTACGGCAGACCCGATAGTGCCGAGATTAAGGTCAACCTCCTCGAAGACGTGTTCGGGCTTCCTTACGCGCAGTTCCTGACACCGCCGCGCTCGGAATGGGAGGACCCCGACCAGGATCCAAACGGGCCTCTCTACGACGAGATCGACAGCATTTTCGTGGCCGTGCCGTATCCGCTCGTCGTCGCGGCTATCGGGAGCGATAACATCAGCGATGATCGCTATCCCGAAATCCTCATCGCAGCGATGGTGACCCCGAGACCGTCGCAGACTGACTTTCGCACCTTCGTCTTGCTCGAGGAGGAGGTTCTTCCGAGTGGTGCCACGGAATGGGTGGGAGCGGGAGAACGCAACACCACGGGCTACACCACATTGACGCAGGAAGTGCCGCCTGCCGTTGAGAGCATCCTCATCATGGACCTCGAGAACGTTCGCGGCGTGACCAGGCCGGAAGTCGGTGGACTTGCGATGCTCGGGACGGGTGCCGAAGGAGGTGGTTGGTCCAGGCGCGAGCACACAACTGAACTCGTTATGTTCATCGAGCACCTTGGAGGCAACGCATGGCGCGTGGCTCGAGGTGTGCTCGACACGATCCCGCGCCGTTGGCCTAACGGAACCCCTATCCGCTTCATCGACGTCAACTTTGACGCCATCGACTTTAGCGCCGAGGTCGCCGACGCCGACGTCTCCTACAAGGTGCAACCGCGCACTTCCATCGGCCTACGCGACGTGGAGGCGTCACCAACCTTCATCACCAACCGACCCGCTCGGCCGTACATGCCGTTCCGACCAGCGAACGTTGTCGTTGACGGTTCCATGTTCGAGGATCTCGACTACAGCGAGAACCACAACCCGCGCGCGTGGGTGATCAACACTAGCTGGTCTAACCGAAACCGGCTCCTTGAGGATTCTGTCTATCGCCGTTGGGACGAGCCGAGCGTCGTGATGGAGGAGGGACAGACAGTCGAGGTGTGTTTCTGGTGGTCCGCCCCAGGCAACGCGATTCCGAAGGAGCGTCGCGTCAAAGGGTTGACGGGGACGAGCTACCAGATTGATGTCTTCGAGACGGGCAGAGACGAGCAAATCCCCATCAAGTTCGTCTCGGTTCGGGACGACCTCGAGTCTTTGCAGGGGATGGAACGAAACGTCCGCCTATATCGCAAGGGGTTCGGATCGGATTGGGGCTACTTCTACGGCGGGTGGCCCGAGGATTTCAATATCGGTGAGCCTGTCGTGGAGAACTGATATGGCGAGTCTTGGCGGTTTCGACTTTCAGTCTTCTTTCCCCCGTCATGGATGGGGGGATGCGATGAGTCGCAACTTCCTTAAGATGGCAACGCTCTTTCACCCGACGGTGGTGAGCCGATCAACGCCGTTGCCGACATCTGCCGTGAACAACACGGCCTACATCGACCCGTCGACGGGGTTGATCAACGTGTGGTTTGACGGTGGGTGGAACACCATCTCCCCGAAAGAGGGTGTGCTCGTCTATGTGGCCGATGAGCAGGCGTATGTCCATTTCAACCATCATGGGCAATGGGTGACGGCCATCGACCTCAATGCGACGCAGCCTCCAGTCCCCCGCTCGCTAAACGTCTATGTGCCAGGTCGCATTCGACCTGATGCTCCTGTGTTCCGCTATGTGGCGGCTATGGAGTTCACTCTACCAGCCGGAGCCATCGGCTCGACGGCCTTGCTCGAGGTGCCCCCTGTTGGTGCGGATGTCACTTTTAGCGTGACAGGCGGCTCGGGGAGTGGCACGATTACGTTCGCCAACGGGTCGACCGTTGGCGTGTTCAACATCCCGAACGACATCGTGACCCTCCCAAGCGAGTTGCAGGCCGAGCCGGCTGGCGCTCAAGCGCTCACGATCATGGCCCCGGAGGATCTGCATGGCGCCGAGGGACTAACGATTTCCTTGCGCGGTCAGGTTCGACCGCTGCATGCTGGCTGATCGGAGGTTGCAGTGCCCATCATCGCAAGGCAGATCGAGCGCGCCTATACCGACATCGAGCGCCAGGACTCGAGTAAGGAACTCCGTAACAAGGCACGTGCGTTCTGGGGGGTTGGCGAGCACCTGTGGGACGTTGATGTCACCAATAACTTTGTCTTCCTGAACTGGTGGCTCGGGGCGACGGTCTACTGGTATCGGATTCCGCGCGCCCCGTGGCAGGTGCCTCCTCACTACACAGACCCGGATTTCCGCTCCTATGCCACCAGAACAGGGAGCTGCAGCCTCGTCTACGTCAATCGCCAAGGGAATGGCTATTCGCAGGCACCCTTTCAGGGGGTCAAGGCTTACATCCAAGCTGACTACATGTATGTCGGTTTCACGGGGACCGAGTGGAGACCAATTTGCGAAGTCCCTCTGTGGAAGAGACGTGTGGAAATCAGTGTTTTTGTCTCGGCGACCCGCCCAAACGAGCTGACGAAGATCATCGTCGATCGACCGTTCATGCTACCTGCATCCGATAGATACGGTCCAAACGGTCCTTTCTCTTGTTGTCGTGGGCTTAAACCCGGAACAAGCCTGGCGATCTTCAAGAACGAGCAACTAATTGGGGCGGCCTACCAGGGGCAACAATCCTGGGAAAACGGTATCGTCATCGACGAAGATACTGTCTTCGAGGAGGGAGACATCCTCGCAATTGCTGGTGGACTCCGCAACGCATCCTTCTCTTTCTTCGGCAAAGCGCTATGAGACACTTCACTGTACGCCCGCTTGACTTCTATCCCTACATCAGCATTTTGCAGGTCGGCCTGCGCGGAGAGAACCCGGTCCAGTACCAGGTGCAGCCCCCATTGGCGTCCCCTGCCAAACAGGCGAAATTCGCCCCGGATATGAACCAAATGGCACTCGAATACGACCTGCGGGTCGACGAGATGCCAATCTTTGGCAACCCTGATTTTCCAGTCCCTCAAACGGGCATCCGGGTTTTCTCTGGTGATGATAGCTACCTGCTTCTCGGCGGCTCGACGGGTGAAGCTGCGGTGCTCTATCGTCGGACAGGGCCGACCTACATGCGGTTCAACCATGCTCTCGATCTGCCGACACCGCCTGCCTACATCTCTCACGCGAGCTTCACCCGCGACGGGTCGAGATTGGCACTCGTCCGCACTGACTCACCGAACACGGTGAAGATCTATCAGCGTGATGAGCTCGACAATCTCAATCTGATTGCCTCTGTCGGCGTACCTGCGGGGTCCCTCGAAGCAGTTGAGTTCTCGCCTGCAGATACGTTTCTTATTGTCAAGACCACCACTAATCACGCGATTTATAGCAACGAGGGGACGAATTTCCCCTCGATCTCTGGTCTTCCGTCGGGTCGATTGTTGGCGGTCTCTCCTGATGATCGCTTCTTCATCCTCAATGGGAACGCCGCCGACAACCTCAAGGTCTATGAGTGGGGCGAGTCTGGCTTCTCGGCATTCGGGGACCTGCCATCGACTGCGGGTACTGAAAGACGCGCCACCTTCAACCCAGATGGGGACATCCTGGTCGTAACGCTCATTTCGCCAACGTCGATTCGCCTCGGACCCATCTCGTACTTTCTTCACCCCGAGTATGGTTTTGTTCCTGCGACCATCGGCGACTTGTTATGGGACACCGGTTATAGCCCGGAGGTTAAGTTCTCTCGAGACAGCACCTACATGTATGGCCTAAGAGGGCTGTACCAGAGGAAGGTTGACGAGTTCGTCCTCCATACGCCGCTGATGGCGGTACCTGGAACGATCCGAACTTATGAGCGATTGCAGATCTATCGCGCCTTTTCGCCTGATGGATCACAGCTTGCTTATACCGAGGGGGAGATCCTTCACATTGCGCGCTGGGACGGAGAGCAGCTCACACCGCTGCAGACCATCGGCGGCGATGTGAATGGTGAGACAGTCTTTTGTTGGTCTCCAGACGGTATTTACCTTGCGGTCGCATCTCGCCCTGGCGGGCCAGAGGTGTGGTCAGTGCGTGTCTGGAAATGGAATCACGATGAAGAGTTGTATGAGCAACTCCCATTCACCATTGAAGATGTTATCGGACAAATGAATGTTAGGTGGTCTTTCAATGGTGATTTTTTGTTGATCAAAGATCTGGTTTACCGTCGTGTCGGGGATAATTTCTATTTCGCCTATAGTGCCGTCGATATCGGTTTTGGCGGTCTCGGTAGCATCTGCATGACGGTTGGCAATCGCATCATCTATACGCGGTGGTCAGAAAGACGAATCCGGTTCGGACAGTACACGGAGACACAATTTGTCGAGCTTCAGGATATTCCAATTCCGAGTTGGCTGCCGACCGGCACGTCCTACTATCCTTACTCAGCCGCTGTGAGTCCAGACGGGTCCCGCTTGCTCGTGATATTCTCTAGGTACGAGGGGCAGGATTATGCCATCTATGCGTTCAACGGCGAGAGTTACGAGATTATCGCATCTGCTGATCCTGATAAGCCGTTGGGTATTGGCTATGCGACAGTCTCGTTCTCTGCTGACGGACAGTTGGTTTACGCAGCGGTGGGAAGGGATTGGGGGCAGCCTTACTACTATCTTAAGGTGCTGCAGTTCAGCGATTCCGGTTTGACTGAGGTGTGGTTGCAAGCGCGGCCTACAAACTATAGCCCACGCCTCGGGCCGATGGTAACGCCAGACAACCGGTTTGTCCTGTACGCAGATTGGATTTATAAGAGAGGGGAGCACTTCTCGGCTCGCTCTTATCGCCAGATTGCCGAAGGGTATCTTTCTGAGACAAGCCGGAACAATGGCTTCTCTCCCGACTCCAGCCTCATTCACACGACGCATAGTAGCGGTTACGGCCGTCACTTCCTCAAAGCGGACATGAGCATACTCGATTACGTCCCATTCGAGGACGATTTTAACGCGAGCTATGTCTATGACGTACAGTACAGCCCGCAAGGAACTTTCGTCCTCTGGAAGAACCCCGACGGCCTGCAGTTGGGGGTGAAACGCAAGGACAACACCTACATCAAGCTCTCAAGGCTCAACGGCACATTCGTAAGCGTCTACTGGCTCAACGAGGGCACCAAGACCTTCATCGAGAAGGGCTACATGATGCACTCCCAAGGAGCCTCAATCACCAACATGGTGTTTTCCCAGACGCCAATTGCGTTCTCTTATTTCGCGCTTAACGGCGAGGAGGACCCTATTAGCAGCCAGGGGCGGCACATCTTCAATACGTTTGGGATGACGAACTTTAGCCTCAAGGGCGTCGAGTTCGAGCCCGACATGCTGGCCTCCTATCTCGCATTCTCTCCGTTCGAGGTCTATTTCGCAGCGACCTACAGGCGCCCCGACGGCATGAGTGACATCGTTCTCTATAAGTTCGTCGACGGTACACTCAATTACGAGGCCGTCGATAGTAAGCTCGTTCCGTTTGGGCCAATCGACTTCTCGTCTTGCAATCACATCGTGGTTGCTCACGGGGGCTTTGAGTATCCGTTTACAATCTTCGAGGTTGACACCGAGACGGATACCCTAGTCGAAAAACCATATCCTCCGATCAACTGGCAGCACGAGGGCATCATTCTCGACATTGCATTTGTCAATTGTGAGCAGATGGTGGTCGTGACACCAGAGGAGATCATCCTTGTCGAGCGTGACCCTGAGAGCGGAGAGATCGAGGAGAGTGATGCGGTCGAACGGGACGACGGGGCTGGCGAGGATGTTGATGTCATCGTTCTGCCCGATGAAGGGGAGGGGCCGACCATCATCATCCATCCCAAGGAGCCTGGCGAAGAGTCGGATGGGTATTACGGCGTCGCGCCGGACATGATCATCCCCTTGACCTATATTCCCTACGCGGCCATCTCGTTTTTCTATCGGGAGTGAGTTCTTGTCCTGGTGTCACGTTTTCAGTATAAGAGCACTGCAAACGTGACACTGGAGACTCCCATGGCAGTTCGCATCTCCACCGACGCCGCCATTGCGGCCTGTAACACGATCACCGCACTGTTCGATGCTGGGGAGGGCGCAGCCAAGCTCCGCATCTACGGCGGTACTCGGCCTGCAAGTGTGGACACGCCCATCAGCAATCAGACTCTTCTCGTCGAGTTTGAGTTGCAGAAGCCCGCTTTCGGGGCAGCCGTAGATGCCAACAACGGTGGACACGCCACGGCCGAGCCCGTCGATCCCGTCCAGGCTCTCCAGACGGGCAACGCAGTCTTCTTCCGCGTCTTCGATGGGGACGACAAGGCCATCATGGACGGCGATGTATCGGACACCAGCGGCACTGGCGACCTCAAGTTGTCCTCGACCTCGGTCATCCAGGGGATCGACGTGACCGTGGTTTCGTTCACTGTGACGATGCCCAAGGGAGCCTGATCATGGCAATCGGCAAGCCCCTCCTCGCGACCTGGAGTGACGGCACGCTTCGCATGTTCGAGCTCAGCGAGGCGGGGTTTGTTCAGATCGCGAGCACGTCCCTCAGCAATAAAGACGCTGTAAATTACCCCCCTGCTCTGTTCTTTGTGAGAGATAGCAGATACCTTGCGGCGGTTCACACTCAAGGTTACTGGGACATCCAACTGAAAACATTTCACAGGGATCTTACGTTAATTGCATCCAGGCAGCTCTCAAATACCTCTGGAGTCGACAAGCATAGGTCCTCGTACTCCCCTGCTAAGGAGTACGTCGCGACTGCCCCCATTAGTTCGCAATATTACGTCTATCTGAATACTATTAATGTTGATGGGGCTATTGTTAGCTCGGGCTATGTTGGAAACCTGAGCCAGGGGACACTTCGGTCAATCTCTTTGTCTCCTGACGCCCGTTTTGTTATTCAAGGTGTAACGGGTGGAAGTTTTTATAACTACCGACCCGACGGTGCGCCAGAAACAAGCCCCTTTACTGTCCGTCGTCCATTGGAAAAGCACACTCCATTGGATTTCTCCGTGTGGAGTGCGGATAGCCGTTTTGTTCTCTTTGGTGATAATGCGGGCCTCGTCGAGGTCTGGAAAACCGACGTCGACACACTGTTCAAAGTTGGTGAGATTTCTGGCGGGCAATTTGGCTATCCGGTTACAGCGGCGTTCTCGCCAAATCGTCGCCATGTCGCGATCTCGTGGCAGACGTCAGGACAGCCTACAACCGTCATCTACCGACGCACCGGAAACACGTTTCAGCCGATCCAGACCCTCTCTGGGACGTTCGGCAGCCTGTTGGGCTTCACCGCCGATGGTCGCTACCTGATTGATGCAGCTAACAGAAGGGCATTCGAGTACCTGGAAGGAGAATTTATCGAGGCTGTCGACCTACTCGCGAACGTAAACACCGGATCGACGGCACAGGCAATCAGCTCTCACATCGATCCTCCGCGCGGCGTCGGCTACTTCTACAATGATGTTGTTCCGGGGCTGACGCTCGGATCGATCAACATCGAGAGCCTGAAAATTGCGCTGTTGAGTGCAGACGCATCGTTCGATAAAACGGACACGACCCTCGACCAAGTCACGGGTGGCGGTGCTCATGAGGTATACGGGAACGGTTGGCCGGAAGGCGGAAAGTCCCTGCAAAACGGCCGTTGGGAGGTGCGCAGCCCCGCATCTGTATCCATCGCCTTCGATGACGTGACGCAGATCATCATCGAGGACACGCTACGGTTCAATTACGCCGTCATCTACGATGATTCCCATGTCGACAAGAAACCCTTGATCTTCATCGACTTCAACGGCTTGCAGAGAGCAGAAAAGGATTCGGAGCTGAAACTTACTTTCGGCGCAGACGGCCTCATTCTCTACAGCGCGTGACGAGGTTTCGATGGCTGGCCCTTTCATCGAGCTAACTGCGCCGGATACCTTGCCGGGAAGTCAGGCGCTTGATCCCGCCTGGTCTCCAGACGATAACTACCTGGCGGTCGGCTCGTTCGCAGGAGAGATAGGGCTTTACTTTTACAAGCGCGTCGGCGACGCGCTGCAGTTCCTGCAGAGATACGATGCCAATACGACGTGTTGGGGTTCGATCTGGCGGGATGATCGAACTCTCTATTCGGCTCGGAACGGTTCCAACGGATTGGCGGGTTTCAAGAGAGAAGGGGACACCCTAGTCCCTTTCGACCTCGGACCTGTTGCGCAGGGCATCGGAACTGTCCTGCGCCTCGCATTGGACCCTTCAAAACGATACCTTGCTTGCTCACTACCAGCCAATTCAAATGGAAACTGCCTTGTTTTCGAGCTTGACGAGAACGGCGTCCCGGTGAGCAGCATTCGTCCGCCTGGAGCGGCAACAACGCAGGCTCAACACGTCGCATGGTCACCAGACGGTCGATATCTCGCTGTACCTCAAAACTGGAATGATTCTACCCCAGGTTTCACTGTCTGGAAGCGAGAGGGTAACAACTTTACCAGGCTAAATGTTTCAACGCTAAACAATCACGGTTACGGGGTTGCCTTCTCTCCCGACGGGCGTTTCTTTCTCGTCAGTGGTCCCTTTGGATTCGTTATCTATCAACGCTCGGGTGATAATTTTACGTCCCCCAGAACGGATACCAGTGTTCCTAACACGTATGAGATGATCTATAGCCGGGATGGTCGTGTGCTTGCGGTCATCGCGCAAAATGCTTTTCGGATCTACGATGTCGATCCGAGCACCCACACGCTCACACACTCTGTCGACCTTTTTGCATCTAACGGGGGAAGGGCCGAGTGGTCCGCGAGTGGTCGCTTCTTGTCGGGTTCGAGGACGCAGCCGCCAAGCCTTAGAGCTTTCCGGGATACTTCATGGAGCACGGCGGAGCTTCCTGCCATCACGGCAGCGATCAGTGCAGGGAGCCACAGAAGCAGCAGGTTGCAACCCGTCGAAGTAGAGATCGTTGCGCGCTTGATCTATTCGACGGACATCAGCGCGAGTCTGCCGTCAGTTTCTGCCTCTGGCAGCGCTGAGCTGACGGAACATGAATGGATAATTTCCCCGCCATTCCTCATCGAAACGACTCACATCGATGTGGATGTGGGGGAAGCCTCTTACAGTTATGAGATCATTGCAGACGAAGTGTGGTCTCCCGATATCCCCATCGAGACCTTGCACATCGATGTGGAGATCGGACACTCAACCTCGCATGACGAGGTGCCGGGCATTCCGTACCTCTACAGCTTTTGCGTTCTCCCGAGCTTCTCGGCAGAGGGTGAGGGTAACTACACCTCGCGCGCCAAGGTCGACGCTCGTTTCCCTGCGCTCCGCACAAGCGGTCTGATCAAGTGGCCGCTGGAACTGCAGGCAGAGATCGTTTTCCCGCACATCAGGAGTCAGATTGACGTCGAGGTCAATCTGATCGGCGTCTGGGCGGACTTCACGCTCCCGTCGCCCGTTGTGACGTTGAATGCTCACGTCCCCCTCGGTGTCATCACGGATCTCCGCATGCCGGCACCGAGGGCATCCGGTTCTGTCTCCGTCCCTCTCGGGGTGCTTGTGGACGCCAGACTGCCATCGACGGTGGCGAGCGGTACCGTAGGATTTCCTGGGAAGATCTCAGCCGAAATCACGCTTCCCAAACTGCTAGTTGCGGCATATGCCGACAACCCGGTGCCGGATCATTACGACGTTTTGCTGACAGCGCGTATGCCGGCGCCCCAAGCGACCGTGGAAGTCGACATGCCTCTCTGGTTTGACCTGGATGCACGTCTTCCGTCGGTTCGGACCACAGGCGATGTGGATGTACCACTCGTCCTATTGGGGGACCTCACCCTTGGGGTGATCAGGGTAAGCGGCAGCCTTGGTGCGACGGTCAAAATCGATGCCAACGTTACCCTGCCGGAGCTGCGGGTTGATTCTGCTGGCGGCTATCCGATTGACGGGCAAGCTGATCTGATCCTGCCGTCACCAGAGGCGCAAGGGCATATCAGCATCTTCTACAGCCTCCGGGGGCATGTGATTCTCCCCGCTTTGACGGCATCAGCGAGCCTCGCGCTACGCTATTCGGTGGCAGTTGATGCGCGCTTGCAAGGAGTCGAGAGCAGCGCTCGGCTCCGCGCCTCTTATCGCCTGCTTTCTGATCCTATTTTGCCTGATCTTTCGTCCGATGGCTTCGTGCGTCTCTCATACGGCAGCCGGATTTCTGCCACTCTCCCGAGGCTCAGTGCCTTGGTCCTCGTCAATAGCCGCATGAATGTTGGTTCTGGTATTCGGATGGGGGCGGGTCTGAAAGGTACTTTCTCTGTTGGGAGCACCATCCTCTTCGGTCGAGCGGATAACTACAGGATCGGATGACATGGCGAGCACCGAGCGATTTCAGGTCAACGCGACATCTTGGACGCAGGTCACGCAGGGGGAGGCCAATGTTGGCATCCAGCTTACAGGAACCTCCCAGATCATGGTCCACATTGGTACAAGCGATCCCGATATAGACGCGGCCGGCATCATCATTGGCCGCCAAACGGATCTGACGCCGAGCGAGTTCACGGCATCAGGTCTTCCGCAAGATGCCAACGTCTATGTCAAGGCTCATGGCACCGATACGACCGTTGACCTCGTGGTCATGAAATACTAGGGTTGATTGGCACGTAAAACGTGCCAATCCAATTCTCAGGAGGCCCGTCGAGGCCCTCGCAACTCGCCTTGCTGCCCTGGAGTCCGTGCAGTGAGTCAATCGAACTTCCATCGAGCGCTCAAGAAGGTCCTCGTCCACGAGGGCGGGAAGGTCCATGACAAGAACGACCCTGGTGGTCGTACCAACCAGGGCATCACACAGCGAGTCTACGACGCATACCGCCAGTCGAAGAAACGGGCGCTCCGCGATGTCTTCTTGATGGAAGATGCTGAGCGGGACGAGATCTACCGTCGGCAGTATTGGGATGTCATCAAGGGAGACTCGCTCCCTCCTGGCGTGGCCTATGTGGTTTTCGACGGCGCTGTTAACTCTGGGCCGACGCAGTCGGTGAAGTGGCTGCAACGGTCCCTTGGGTCCCTTTACGAGGGCACAGTCGACGGGATAGTCGGCGAACTGACCTTGACGGCCCTCCGTCGCTTCGAGGACCACGATATCCTAATCGAGCGCATCATCGAGCGGCGTATGGCATTCCTGCGCTCACTGAAAACGTGGAAGTTCTATGGGAATGGGTGGACGGCGCGCGTCAACGACGTGCTGCAGGTCGGCCAGGCATGGGCTCGCGGGAGCGTCGGCCCAGCAGTTACGTGGCACGAGGGTGGCAATCAGCGGGCTCTCGCGACAGACGCCAAGGCGCCGCCTGCGGTCGGGGGAGCCGATGTTGTCACGGGCGGCGGCATCACCATCGCTGGCGGGTCTCAAGTCATCAACGAGGCCAAGCAGGCTCTGCTACCCCTGGCAGGGGACGGCGGCCTTATCGACAGCGTTGTTGTCGTCCTCACGATTACAGGTGTCGCCTTGACGCTCGCAGGCATCGGGTACCGGCTGTGGGCTCAGCGTAAGGCCCGCAAGCTCCATGAAGCTATCGATCCTCTGTGATGGACTGGTTGGGATATAGCATACCCTGGTGGGCATGGATCGCGGTTGGTGGCGCAGCCGTCGCCCTTGGCTGGGTCTATATCGGCCCTCGTGCCGCAGTTGGCATCGCTATTGCCGTGATCTTGGCAATCGTCGACAGACGAGGGCGACAGATTGGCTGGCAAGCCCGCGAAGAGGAGCAAGCACGGCGCAACAGGGAGTTCGTCGATGACTACCGCAGGCATCAAGAAGCGTCTGGTCGTCGCCCTGAGTCTGAGCTTGACCGCAGGAATCGTCGGTGGTTGCGCCAGTAGAGCGCCTGCTGGTGACAATGCCTGGTGTCTCACCAACAAGCCTTTGCGTCCGACGGCCGAGGATTACGAGCGGTTCAGCCTCGAGCAGAAGATCGAGATGGACGCTCATAACAGCTTCGGTGAGAAGTGGTGCGGGTGGAGGCCGTGACTATGGAAATAACGTCGGCCGACTTCGCACAGCTAAACTCTGCTATTGGGTCTCTGACCGCCCAAGTTGAGGCTCTTCGCCGTGATTTCGAGAGGTACGAGGACACCTCTCGCGATTACCGCACGAAGGTTCACGTCCGCCTGGACGATGCAATTGAACGCCTCGCCAATGTCGAGGCGTCCGTGAAGTTACTGCAGACATACTCCGAAGATACGGTTCGGCCGACGGTCGAGTTCGTCAAGACAATGCGTAATCGGGGAATCGGTTTCATCACCGCCGTTGGTCTTGCGGCGACCGCCCTCGGCGTCACTATCGGAGACGCATTATATTATTATTGGGGCAAACTGGTTAAGCTGCTAAACTCCCTCTGATTGCCAGCACGCTCATCCAGTGCAAAAAACCAACCTCCACTCCGCTTTTCTTTCCAGATCTCACGAGGTCCTCCATCACCCGTTGCAGAAGGAAGGGCCGATCTCCGTCCCTCATAAACTCAACAAACAAATCAGCGTATTTGTGGCCGATGCGGCAGTCCTCGCACCAATCACCTCGCGGTGTAACATGCCAATAGGAAATAACGCGACCATCAGCCGCCGTCGCCACGAAAGGAAGATCTGACACGTGGGTCTCGATCATTGCGCTCTCGTCCCTAAACAGCATTTGTTTTCGGCTCCGTGTTTCCTTGAACACTGTTTGACTCCCCCGAAAGGGCGGAGACGGATTCTGACTATAGGACCCCAATCCTTTCCAAATATTCATGGGCATCTGTCCAGAGACCGAACCGCCGCTCGATGTCAGCGACATATTCTGGGTCACGCTCGATCAGGATGCAGTCAACTCCTTCGCGGATGGCCGCCTCGGCAGTCGTCCCGGATCCCGCAAAGGGGTCCAATACGATTCCATGCGGAGGAGTGACGTGTCGGATGAGGGCCTGTAGCAGTTTTATGGGCTTGACAGTTGGATGCTTAGAACCGGCGCGGTCACTCCTCGATGCTTTTGAGCAGTAGATCAACGGCTCCCCATCAAAGGGGTAGCTCTCGAAAAAGCGAGCGGCGGAACCGCTGTCTTTTCTTGGATGCATCGATGCCTGCGGGACGTTGTAGTGCCCGTAGACATTCCTGGTCTTCGACGAGTTTGGGTTCGTGGATGAAGCGGCAAGTTGACCTGGGGCATCCGGGAACAAGGAGACCACCTCATCAGACCCATCGTGAATGAGATTGGCGGGCCACCGACCGAGGTCTGTCGTTCCCGCTGCCTTCGAGCCGCCAGCCATCGAGCCATCAAGCCGACCAGAATAGACGTTGTTTTTTGTATCCTTGTAGTCCCCGACGCGCAGCGGGCGACCCTCTGCGGGCACGCGGCAACCGTCGATATTCACGGGGCCAACGCCATGGCGAAGGATGTTGAGGGCGCAGTTCTTCTCCGAGAACGGCTTCTGCGCCACGTAGATCGGCTCGATGGCGGGCTTACGGCTCTGCGTGCCGTAATACCATCCGCGCCACCGCTCGGCCTCCGGTGCGTCTCCTAGCGCCCTCTCGGCGCTGTGACCCTTTGGGAATCCCGAGCCGTACACCCAACCGATGAACGGGTGCATGATGAACCCGGCCATCTCCATTGCGACGGCTTGCCAATGTCCCGTTCGGGCCGAGGAGAAGGAAACAACGTACCCTCCCGGCAGGAGGACATCGTAGACGCCGCGCCAGAATGCGGGGTCTTGCGCGATCCGCGTGCCGTCTTTGTCGGCGCCGTCCCAGAGCTTCCCCATGAAGCCTCGCGACTGGCGAGCGAAACGACCATCCTTGCCGAAGCGGGCGCCTTTGGCATTGTCGCGGCCGAAGCGCTTGACGACAGACTCAAGATGGTAGGGAGGGTCAGTGACGACCGAGTGAACACGAACGCCGCGCTCGATGAGCGAACGAAGAATGTCGCGACAGTCGCCATAGTAGAGATTGAGTCGCATGTCAGCCTCGGGCGGCACGTCGTATCTGGGATCTGATGTTGAGGAGTACGCGGCACCTTCGCCCTAGTGAACCCTTGCCAGACATTGGAATGATCCCGACCAATTGGCCGGCGAGTATGATCTTCTTGTGCCGACGCCCGTTCTCTATCCTCCATGGTAGGCCAGTACGCTCTAACTCTGGTCGCAGCACTTCAACCAGTGACATAGCGAAAACCTCATATTGTCAAGTCACGGAAAGGGTGACATCAGACAATGTCATCGTATCGGTCGATGCGGTTACTTTTGATGGAATCGAGTAAGGCTTGGCGCATAACCTCAACGGGGTCAGCATGATAGAAGTACCTTGCAGGTTGAAATCCCAGCACGTCGCGAAAGATGACGCACCAAAGCATCGGGTTTTTCGCATCGGGAGAGAGGCTAATATGATTGAGCACCCCTCCATTAACCGCGCGTCTAAGAAGTTCCTCCAGGCTCGGAGAACTTGATGCCGTAGGCTTGTAGTTCCTGCGTAATGACATCGAGCTGACCAGACAAGTTATCGATGAGGATCTTCTTTATCTTATGCAGGCTCGTGTAATAAACGACCGCGTCGACGTATTCGCCCTGGATGGATATGGCGAAATCCCCCTCCTCAACGGCATTTATTAGGCGATGTATATTCCCCATCTGCTCGAGTAGCTTGATGATGACGGGAATATTCCTGAGTGTTATTTCGTCAAGTCGCATATAGCGTCTCTAGATGATATCGTCATTGACTGTTCTTTTCTCCGGGATAGTGGAGATCGCCTTGGAAAGAGCCTCAAGCGGATCGACGTCCTCCACGTATTGGACGATGTACTGTCCACGCCTCATCACACCGGCTGTCCATGTCGTGTCGTCGTACTTCCGGTGAAGGCTTAGGTGGATCAAATCACTACGACGAATGGCGCGTAGGATGCGGTATTCGAGGCTCATTTGACGTTCCCACGATGGCCCACTCTGGTAGGCTCCGGTACTCGACAGGGCGTCCGAGGGAGATGGCGTTCGCAATGCCAGCACGCATCCCCTCAGTGATACCGAGATCTGAGTACACGACTGTGGCGTCCGCCTTGGCTCCCCAATGGAAGCCCGCGCTGATTCCGAGGGCTCGCTCACTCGGAACGTCGTCGTCGAGGACGCCGATCTGCGTGTAGAGGCCGTGGCTCGCGAACGGCGCCTCCCCACGCATTAGGCAGTCACGCATTGCCGCACGCAGATAGGCGATGTTGCGGAGACGAGTCGGCGCGTCCCCGGCAAAAGGACTTTCAATGACCACTAGACGCATCAGATGATACCTTTGGCTTGCAGCCATCAATTGGCGATGATGATCTCCGTGTCGCCTTCCTCAATCTGATCACCAGCGAGGCACACGGAACGAGGCACCCAGAACTCTTCGTCCCTGTACTCGACGAGAACTGCGTCGTCCGTCGTCCTGGTCACTTCGCAATACAGGGTTCTCTGTCCATGAACGCTCCTCACGTCATGCCGAGGGCCTGCATGTAGAGATCGAGGATCGCCTCTTCCTCCTGGCGCTCCTCCGGCGGCTTCTTGCGGATGCTGATGATCCGGCGGATCACCTTTGTGTCGAAGCCCCGTCCCTTGGCCTCGGCGTATACCTCCTTGATGTCGCTCGAGATGGCCGCCTTCTCCTCCTCGAGGCGCTCAATGCGTTCGACGAACTGTCGCAGCTCTTCGGAAGCAACGCCGTGCTCGTTATCGCCACCAGAGAGTCCGTCACCACCAATCAAGTCTTCATCGTCGAGTCGACGTACCATTTGTTCGCTTCTCCACGTTTAAGGTGACCGTTCGACATCTGGAAACTGGACCCTGATGAAGGTGCGCAACGTTACGATGAACTGGTCGGCCGAGATCATCCGACGGTGCCACTGATCCAGGGCATAGAGGATGTGATCGTCGTATGGTGGGATATCGTTGACCTCGACGAACGTGTTCATGCTGATGGGGAAACGCTTCTCAGGGCTCTTCGCGATGCACATGCGCCAGTGCCAGAGACGGGCGATGATGCGCTCGACACGGTCAACAACAGGACTCTCATGACGATGAAGCGCTATGTCTCGTCGCAGCTCGGCGTAGTGCAGGGCTTTCTGCAGGTCGGAAAGCCCGCCCTTGAACCGCCAGCGGCAGACATACTTTAGAATGTTGCCAATGAAGTAGTCATAGCCGTTGGCCGCGATAAGCTCGACTGGCTGGATGGGGAACTGTTTGTAGTGTGTTCCCTCGATTTGTCGATCCAGGGCGGACATCTCATTCTCAACGCTTGTAAACCTGCGCCTGATGATCAGTTGGCTCTGGGGCGAGGCGGCGAGCGATGGTCAGATCATCAATACCGTTGAACGAGTCGAGCGGGTTAGTGCCCTTGATCGGGATGGTTGGTCGAGAGCGAGATGGGGTGCTCTTCATCTCGTTGAGAACATCAACCAGGTCGACGTCCTGCCGTAGCTGTCGTTGGAGCGCTCGTGTCCGCGCTAACCGGTCCTCCAAGTCGGAGGCAAGCTTCTCGAGCGCTGCGTAGAATACGCCTGCCTGGGCCGCGAACGCGGAAAGCTCATGCTCGCTGGTAATCGAGACCTTGGTGTCCATGCTGTTCTCCCCCTATTGGTATGACACGGATGGATTTATCGGGCAATGTAAACGTGCCATTAAATGATGTCAGAATCCTCCTTGCCGATCTCGACGCCGATGAGATCCACGATCTCAGCCCAGGTGTCGGGAGTGAATGTCACCGTGACGGAGCCGCTGCCATCGATATGGATGTCCTTGAGGTCGCGAAAGATCTCGCGCAACCGCACGCGCATCGAGGGCTTCCTCTCATCTGCCGTCTTGGATTCCTTGGGCTCTTGAGAGCCCTCCTCGGACTCCATCGCCAGCTTGACGTGCTTGGCCGTCGCGCGATCCTTGCCGCTCGCCTTGGCCGCGTCGACTGCGCCGCGCAACACCTCCGCTGCGGCTTGGACATCACCGCCAAAGTCCTTGACCGTTTCGATAGCCAGGGTGGCGGATATGGCGCCGCTGCGGACGAGGTCGGTGATTGCCGGCGGCATGTCGACCAAATCGACAAGCATGCTGACCCAGGGGCGGCTCACTGCCGAGCGCCGCGCAATCTCGCTGTCCGACATGCCGAGGTTACGCAGGGTCTTGAACACCGTACCCATCTCAATAGGCGAGAGGGGCTTGCCCGAGTTGCGGATGATCTGGGAGAGGACGCGATCCTGTTCGGTGGCCTCCTTGTCGCCCATCCGCACGGGGATGAGCATGTCCTTCTGGGCACCGTAGCGCTCGATGGCGCGAAGGGCGGCCTCGAGGCGACAGTGACCATCCTCAACGAAGAACTTCCCATCCTCCTGGTAGATGGTGAGGGGCTGCTTTACGCCATGTTCGGCAATCGACCTGGCGAGGTTGTCGATGTGCTCGGCGTTGCTGGGGTCATTGGGATCGCGGCTGTTCCAGCCAGGCTTGACGCTCAGATCATATGGGCTAACCCTGTAGATGTCGCTGCGACCCTTCGCGATGTCCTTGATACCTGCCATGTGATGCTGTTCTCCGGTTTGGGGGTAACAGCTATATGCCACGCATACATCGGCATGTCAATCTTTCATTGACATGCGATGGGGCATCGGCGACAACCTGTTCGATCAGTCGATCTCGCAGGACGACCTTACGGCGACGGGCAGCCACCGTAAGGAGGCGTGCCCCTTGCCATGACGTAGACCCCGAAACGGGAAGCGCCGCCCCGGATGTCCGAGACGGCGCCGCGTGAAACAGAAACGGCCAGGGGTAGGACCCCTGGCCGTTGGTCTTGCCGGCATCTCTCGGGGCGAGTCAGTGCCAATCCCGAGAGCGAAGGCAATTGGATGTTCGACACTTGTAGTCATTTACACCAATTCGACCATACCGCGCTCCTCCGCCATCGTCAACAGGCCGCGCCCACCACGCCGGCCGCGTAGATCACCACCACGCCAGCCAGTATCGCGATCACGAGACGACGGAGCATGTCAGCCATTTTTGCATCACCCCGCATTTTCCCGCTTGACAGTCCAATCCCATGTCCTAATTTAGGGACACAAGCGATGGGGATAGGCCCCGCGCGACAGGGTAAGGAGACCCGACATGACCGACACCGCCTCTCTCGAGATCGAATTCGGCTTCACCTCCTACGACGAGCACTACAACCCGGCGGACTGGTTCAAGGGTGGTGCGCAGACCATCTACGAGGCCGAGGACGCCGAGACGCCGGAGGAG